ATGTCGCGCGAAACTCTCGACTGGCTGTCCAGCAACACCCTCATCGGCTTCACCGAGAAGAGGGGCCCCGCCTGGCACCACCGGGCCGGCGACGACAATCACTACCCCGGCCCCATCCCGGTCGAGCTGGTGGAGCGCCGCCTCTTCGACTGGGAGGCCGAGGAGCGGGAGCTGTTCACCGCCACCCACAACCCCGGCTCCGGTGAGTCAGCATTCCGTGCAGTCCTCGGCTCGAAGGCCATCGTCCGCAGCGACACCGGATCGGTGCTCGGGATCTTCAAGGACGGCTATCAGCCGCACCAGTACCGCGAGTGGCTGCTGAGCAACGTCGCCACCATCCTGGACGACGATCTCCAGATCGGCTCGGCCGGACTGCTCCGCGGTGGTGCCATCGCCTGGGTGTCCGTGGAGGTGGCCGAGAACCGCAGCATGGCCGGCGGCATCGTCTTCCGGCCGTTCCTGATGGCCACGACCAGCTTCGACGGATCACTGGCCACCACGTACAAGCGGGGTGTCACCAACGTCGTCTGCGACAACACCATGAACGCCTTCCTGCGGGAGGCCGGCGAAACCTTCCGCGTCCGGCACTCCGCGAAGTCGCTGACCAAGCTGGCGCGGGCCCGCGACGCCCTGGGCATCGTCTTCGACACCGGCGACGCTTTCGAGCGGGAGGTCGAGCACCTGCTGTCCGTGAAGGTGGACGACGCCACCTGGGGCCGCATCGTGGACGAGCTGATGCCCATGCCGGACAACCTCACGACGCGGGCCGGCAAGGTCGCCGCAGCCCACGCCACGAAGAAGCGGGACGCCGTCCAGCAGCTCTACCACCACGACCTGCGGGTTGCCCCCTGGGCGGGCACCGGCTGGGGCGCGTGGCAGGCGTTCAACACCTGGGGCCAGCACGAGAAGCAGGTGCGCGGCGCCACCCGCCAGGAGCGGAACATGCTCCGCACCGCGACCGGCGACATCGAGAAGGAGGACGTCGCCACGGTTGAGCGCATCCTGTCGCTCGCCGCATGAGGCCCCGCTCCGCACCCGTTCCTCGGGCTGCCGAGCGGATGAGGGCCCGACCTGAGCGCTCAGGTCGGGCCCGCCCCTTTCCATCACCTACCGAAGGACCCGCGCATGCCCGCATACAACGGAACCCGCCACCACAACGCCAAGCTCGACAACCGCAAGGTCCGCCAGGCCCGCAAGAGCTTCGACACCGGCAAGTGGACGGTGACCGCCCTCGCCACGAAGTACGGCGTCTCCTGGGGCACCATGTACGCCCTGCTGAAGCGGCAGACGTGGAAGCACGTCGCCTGACTCAGACACCCTCACAGCACATGGGGAGCTGGACACTCCACCCATCCCTGTGAGGGCCTAAGCCCCTTTCTCCGCAGCTCCGTTGCTACCCGGTGCCGCGTCGAGAAAGGGCAGCCGCTCCCCATTGGCGTGGGTTGCAGCGGCGGCCCCCGGCATCGCTTTAGGGATGGGGCGATGCCGGGGGCTCCTGATTCCCATCCCCTACGTCCGGAAACGGGGCGGCAGTCATGAACGAGAACATCCGCCCCGGCGACGGGGTCTACTACCACGGCTCCCTCACCGAATGCCACGGGCTCTACACCGTGACCTACGTGAATGAGGCGCGGCGTCTGCACCTGGCCTCCGATGAGGAGCAACTGCAAGGCGTCTGGCCGGACTCCGTCGAACTTCTGATCCGAGGCAGCAATGAATTCACGTGAATGGTCCCCGTCCAACCCTGACGGCGACCTGGCCCCTCTCCTCCAGCGCTCCATCGACGCCGCGAAGCGACGCCACCCCTCCGGAAAGGCTGAGCCCATGGCCGGAACACTGACCGCCGCTGACCGCTGCGACCGATGCCCGGCCGCCGCCGCGTACCGCGTCCAGAAGGACGATGCGCCTCTGGCGCTCGACTTCTGCGGCCACCACTTCCGCAGCAACGCCGCTGACCTCTACGCGGAGGGCTGGACCGTCACCCTCGGCAATCCGGACGTCGTGGGCCTGCCCGACCTGGAAGGGACACCGTCATGAAGCAGCAGATCATGAAGCGGAAGCCCGTGCGCAGTCGCCGGGGCGAGTGGGAGACCGCTGCCGACGCGGAGCGCCACGACCGTGCCGTACGAGCCCGCCGGCGTGCCGCGCGGGAGTCGAAGCGGGCGGAGAGGATGCTCCGGTACCTGGCCGAGTGTGAGGCTTCACCGTGAGCGTCGAGCGCCGGCGGTCTATGAGCGACCGCCGGTTCTACGCCCTCCTCGTCTGGTCGCTGATTGTCCTCCTGCTCATCATCGGAGCTCTGTCCGGATGAGTCAGCGCTACGTGCCGCCGGCGCTTCTGTCGGCGGCCTGGGCGGCGGCCGTGGCCGGAACCGCGCCGCCACCGCCGCCGCTTCCAAGCAGCAAACTGAAGCACGACTCCCACTTCCATGTCTTCGGAACCTTGTACGGCTGCGACGCATGTGAAGAGCTCTGCTTCTGCGTCCAGACCAAGGCCGCTTATGGCAAAGACATCGTGTGCGTCTTCTGTGAGGCGCAATAAGGGACATCTCTGGTACCGAGACACTTTCGTGTACCCCCCGACCAATATCAAAACCAACTGGTGCGTTAGTTGTGGGGTGAGTATCACCATGCCTGAAATCAGCGGGTGGACCATCAGATGGCACGCCTTGCAGCGCGCGCTGGACATGGCCGTTGAAGGCGAAGAGATCCGACTCTGCCTGACGGAACCGAAGCTCATTTCAGATTCGCCGGAGCGCTACCCGAAAGAATGCAAGATTTACGAGCGCGGGCGCATAGCTATCGCCGTGAACGAGGAAACCCGTGAAGCGATAACCGTCCTGTGGAACACCGGCGGTTACTGGCGTTTCGACCGAGACGACGATGAACTGTGGTGGCGCGATTGAAGGAACGCATCTGTAAGGACTGCCTGACGGAGTGGGGCGGGTTTCTCCCACCTGCTCGGCAAAGGCGGCCGGCTCCCTACGACGGACCCCGCTGTCACACCCACCACCGAGCGGTCATGAAGGCCCGGAGGGTCGCGGCGCATGAGAAGCGCGTCCAGCGAACCTACGGCCTCGACCCCGGAGAGTACGACCGGCTCCACGCCTTCCAGGGCGGCCTGTGTGCCCTCTGCCGGCGGGCGACCGGGGCCACCCGCAAGTTGTCCGTCGACCACGACCACGCCACCGGTGAGGTGCGCGGCCTGCTGTGCCGGCCGTGCAACAACACCCTCGGCCACGCTCGGGACGCGGTGGCCTTCTTCGCACGCGGCATCGACTACCTGAACGACCCGCCGGCCCGGCAGATGCGGAGGCAGGCACCGTGACCCAGATCGAGTGCCACGTCTGCGGGAAGCGCCTCGTCCCCACGGTCACCGGCAAGTACCGCAAGCACAACCAGAAGGGGCAGACGGAACCATGCCCGACGTCAGGGACGGTAGTCCCGGAAGAACAGGATGCCGACTCTGCGACCTCTTCGACGCCCTCTATCCCGAGTACGCCGGCGACTGGTGCGACTGCTCTGCCGGGAGCGAGCGAGTACGCGGAGAACCTGAACCGGATTGCGAGTAACCAGGCCGAGGAGTTCAGGGCGGAAGTCGGTGCGCGGCTGAGCCAGTTCAGCCAACCGGCCCGCGATCCGGACGCCGGGGAGCAGATCCGGCTTTTTAGCCAGCCCGCAGCCTTCAAAGCGCCGAAGGTGGACGTCAGGCCGATGACGGATCTCGGGCTTGAGATTACGGCGCGGCTGAAGGAGATGTTCCATGGCTACTCGAATCGGCAGGAACGCAGCCAGCAGAAAGCGCTGGGACCCTCCGAGATCGGGTCACCTTGTGACCGTCGACTGGCAATGTCCCTCATGCGGTTGCCGAGGGTCAATCCAGGTGGTGACGGTTGGGCCTCGTTTGTCGGGACATGCGTCCATGTTGGCCTCGCTGAGATGTTCACATGGGCAGACGCCGGATCTGGTCGCTATGCGGTCGAAGTCCCCCTGACCTTCTACTCGCCTTTCGTCCCGCGTGGCACTGCGGACCTTTTGGACCGCGTCCTGTTCATGATCGACGACCACAAGCTGATGGGCAAGTGGTCGCGGAACAAGCTCAAGTCGTCAGGCCCTTCCCCGACTTACCGCGTCCAGGCGCACACGTACGCCTACGGCGCACGGAAGCGGGGCGAGCGCATCGAACACGTCGCCATCATCGGCTGGCCCCGCGACGAGTCGTCTCTCGAAGACCTCTACGTCTGGACGGAGCCGTACAACCCGAAGGTCGCGCTGGATGCCCTGGCGCGGGTTGACGCCCTGGCCGAACGGCTCAAGGGCTGCACCGAAACCCTCGGGCTGCACAACGATGGATGCTCCTGCCCGTCGGACGCAGAGAAGGCGATGGCCCTCCCTTTCAACAACAGCGATTGCCGGTACTGCCCGTTCTACATGCCGGGAGCGCAGGCGTCGGGGAACGGCATGTGCAACGGAAAGAGCTGATAGCCATGCGCTCATGGATACGCCTTCTGGCCTTTTCCATCCTCCATATCTTCACGCCCGGCCGATGCCGAGGGGTGGAGCTCGTACACAGCAATGGGAGCGTCAGTCGACTTTGTTCGTTCTGCGGCTCCTGGGAGAAAGTGAGTGGTGACTGAATGAGCTTTTCTCAGCCCGGCACGGGCGGAGATACGTTCGACCTCAAAACCAACGGCGACGCCTGGATGGGCGCGCTGATGCTGGTGTGGCCGATCTCGCTGAAGCCCAACTTCGACACCGGCAAGTTCGAGCCGACGGACGTCGTGGAGTGCGACATAGCGCTCATCGACCGCACCAACCCCGAGACCGGCAAGCCGCTGCTGTTCAAGAACGCCTTCCTGTTCAGCAAGGGGCTGGTGGCCAACACCCGCGGCGACATCGGCGGCATGGTCCTCGGCCGGCTGGTGAAGCGGCAGTTCGCCAACGGCGTCGGCTGGAGCCTGGACCCGTACACCCCGCAGGACGAGCAGATCGCGCAGCAGTACCTCGTCCAGAACCCCCGCAACTCGCCGTCCCAGCCGTCCTCGTCGCAGCAGGGGCCGCCTCGGCAGTCCCCGCCGCAGGAAGACCCCTGGGTCGGCATGAACACGTCCCCTCCACCGCAGCAGCAGAGCTGGGGGGCTGCGGCTTCCCCGACTGCTGCGGCGACCCCGACTGGTGCGGCTTCCCCGCCGCCGCCCCAGCAGCAGAGCTGGGGTGCACCCCCGGCTGCATCCCCGGCCCAGGCTGCCCCGCCGCCTGCTCCCTCCGCCCCGAGTAACGGGATGGAGTCCTGGCCGGCCGGACTGGCTGACTTCCTGCGCTCGCGCGGAGTCGACCCGGCCCAGGTCCAGGACGAGAGCACCGCTCGCATGATCGCCGCGAGCCTCCCCCAGTAAGGAGAGCACCACCCCATGGCAGAAACCCGCAAGCCGGCCGCGAAGAAGGCCGCCACCCGCAAGGAGAGCCCTGTGTCCGAAACCCCCGAGTCCCCGGCGGTCGACGTCGACAGCGTCGAGCAGGACGACAACGGTGAAGGTCGCCGGCGCGGCGGCCGGAAGCCGTCGCCGCTGACCGAGCACATCCGCACCTGGGAGAAGGCCAAGGCCCGCGCCGACCGCGCCCGGTCCCGGGCCGCCAAGGTGCAGGACGTCCAGACCGAGCTGGCCACCGCGGAGCAGCAGGAACGCGACGCCTACCAGGCGCTCCAGGACGCCATGAGTAACGAGGCGCCGACGACGGACACCACCACGTCCGTGGAGTAGCACAAGCCGACCTCAGGCGTTTGCACGGACTGAGCGCCTGGGGGCCACGGGGGTGGTGCCTGTTACCTCGCAGCCGGGCACCACCCCCACCCCCTCTTCACCAACTTGGAGGCTCCTGAATGGCGTGTGACGAGTGCGATATAGCGCATGCGATGGCGACACGGTTGGACGCTTGGAAGTCGGCCGACGCGACACTTAAGGCAGCAACGTGGGCTGACGACTACGACGTGGACCCGTCCGACGTCCTTGCGGTGGCTCTCTTCCTCATGGGCGCGGGCGAGTCCTCGTGAGTCTGCTGCCCGATGCGCTTCGGGCAGTGCAGCAGGGATTCACAATCTTCCCGGTGGAGCCTGGCGAGAAGACGCCGCACCGGCTCTACCCGAACCGCCCGAAGGAAGACGCACCGTGGACCATCAAGTGGTCCGAGGCCGCGACTCGGGATCTGCGCCAGATCTGTTCGTGGTGGGCGGAGTCTCCGAACGCGAACATCGGCGTCGCCGCGAAACCGTCCGGCCTCCTGGTCGTGGACTGCGATCTGCCTAAGCGGCACAACCAACTCCAGGGCACACCGTGGGAGTTCATGCATGACAAGTTCGGCCCCCTCGTTGACGGCGCTGACGTTCTGCGAGAGATGTGCGTGCGTTATGGAGATACGTACGAGCGGCTGGAACGGACGTACCGAATATGCACGGCATCCATGGGCCTGCACCTGTACTTCCGGTGGCCCGAAGGCGTGGAAGCGTCTCAAGCTTCGCCTGTCCCTGGCCTACTGGACGTTCGCTGCAACGGCGGCGCGAAAGGCGGCTACGTCCTCGGAGCCGGCAGCTCCACCGCCAAGGGCCCGTACGTAGCGGAGAACAACCTCCCGGTGGCCGACGCCCCGCCGTGGCTGGTCGAGCTGGTGCGGGAGAAACCGCGGCCGGCTAAGCCCCGTTCGCCGTTCCAGCAGCCGAAGAACGCCGGGAGCTTCAGCGGCCTGGTCGAAGCCGTCGCCTACGCCCAGGAGGGCAACCGCAACAACGTCCTGCTGTGGGCGGCCCGTTCGATGTGTGAGGACGGGGCCACCGAGGAGGAGGCCATCGAGCTGCTGGTGCCGCCGGCGCTCGACTGCGGCCTGGACGGCGGGGAGCGGCAGGCAGAGCAGACCATCCGGTCCGGCTTCCGCCTCCAGCAGAGGAAGAGCACGTGATCATCAAAACCGAGTACACCGGCGACCTCATCACGATCGAAATCGAAGACCCGGCCCATTGGGCGTCGTGGGAGGAAATCAGCCTCACCGACGAGATGGGGACATTCGGGCTGCACGTCCAGGCGCTCGTGCGCAGGAAACTCAAGGAGCAACGAGGAGGAGTATGAGAAGCGACAAATCGTTCAACGTAATCATCGCCTTGTCGGCAGCTCTCACTGTCGCCTGGGCGGGTTTCGTCGTGTGGGTGATAGTGGAGCTGGTGACATGGCTGACGAGCAAGTGAATCATGGGGAAACCTAAGAAGGTTCAACCCACCCAGCTAGACCAGGAGATAGCGGACCGCATACGGAAGTCACTCGAAGACTGGGCCCCAGGGAAGTGGGCCGAACTAGTCGCTTACGGCCCGGCCTGCTGTTGTGGGCTCCGGGCCGATTCCATGTGTCACCGACACCCGGAGGGCCGAGATGAAGAGTCGCCTGGTGACGGCCCGGACCATCGTTGATCTGCCTCTCCCGGGGGATGAGGAAACGTTTCTCGCGGCACGGATCAGGTTCTCGATTCGTCGTGAGCGTCGGCTGAACACGGAAGAGCGACTGATGTACGCGTGCGTGGCTTTTCGCGTTGTGCACGATCTCGACTTCTGCCTGGTCTACGAATGCCCCTTCTGCGGAGGACTGTGAAATGGAATACGTCGCTGAGGTCGTCTTCTACAAGACGACCGAGATCGAGATCACCAACCTGGGCGACGCGGTGCGCCGGACCGCCGAGGGCCTGCGGGAGCCGGCCGGCGAGATGACGGTGAAGGGCTCCCGGGCGTTCGTCGGATCGGTGATCAGCGGTGCCGGCACCGCCTTCGAGATGGAGACCGAGCAGTGAGCCGCAAGTTCGAAGGTTTCGCCAACGATGCCGAGTACCACACCAACCCCCACTACAAGCGGGGCTGCGGGGTCGGCGTCCTCCTCGCCGGTCTCAGCGAAGCCGACCGGACCGAGGTGCAGGCCGCCCTGGACCGCCCGGAGCTGTCGGCCGTCGGCATCGCCCAAGCCCTGAAATCACGGGGCGTCACCGGCATCACCGCGGGGATCATCGGCTACCACCGCAGGGGAGCGTGCGCCTGTGGGCAGTAGGGCCCGGCCGAGAGGTCCCTCCGGCGCCGCCTGGACGGCTTTCGGCGCGGCGGTGACCCTCCTGGCCGGAGCGGTCTTCATCAACGACGCAGTGGACGACGAGGAGCCGCCGAAGCCGCCGCCGTCGAGCAGCAGCTCGGCCCCCACACCGACCCCGACGGCCGACAACGACCGGACGACGCCGGCGACGCCCTCCCCGTCGGCCAGCTCGCGGCCCGCGCGGACACCGCCGCCGAAGCCGAGCACGGCACCGTCGAAGCGACCCGCGCCGAAACCCACCGCCAGCAGCCGACGGGCCACACCGAAGCCACCGGCCGCCACCCGCCGGGCCACACCGAAGCCGCCGACCGTCAAGCCGCCGTCGCGGCCGAAGCCGTCAACCACCACCCGCCGGCCGACACCGCGGCCGACGCCGAAGCCCAGCACCCGGCCCCCGCTGCTGCCGCTGCCGATCCCCGTACCCGTGCCGCCGCTGGTGACGCTCGTGGAGAAGCTGCCAGTGAAGGCCGAGGCGGCGGCGAAGCCCTACGACCGGGAGGCGTTCCGGTACAGCCCGGAGAAGGCGCGGCCGGTGGTGTTCCAGCAGGAGCAGCGGGCCGACGGTTCTTGGCTGTCTCGCTGGGATGGCCGGGTGTTCCGGTCGCGGATGGGGATGGACGTCGACCACAACGTCGCACTGCGGGAGGCGTGGGACTCGGGGGCGTCGACCTGGCCGGTGGCGCGGCTGGAGGCGTTCAGCGAAGACCCGGCGAACCTCAACGCCATCACGGCCGGCTTGAACCGCTCGAAGGGCGACCAGGACGGAGCCTGGCCGGCTCCTCTTGAGCGGTGCGCCTACGTGGAGCAAGTAGCGGAAGTGAAAAGTGAATACGGGCTGTCGATCGACCCCGTGGAACAAGCGGCCATGCTGAATGTGGCCCATGCCTGCAAAGGGTAAGCAATGAGTGATTCGCTCGGCAATGAGGCGGATACAGCGGACCGTCTGGCGCGCATGACGTCAGAACGCGACCGCCTCGCCCGGCAGTTGCACGAGGTCAAACACAAACAGGCCGACTACCTGAACACCGTGTGGGAAGCGACGACCGAGGCTATCGGGCGTATCCGCCTGGCACCGGTGGAACCGCCGGGCCCGCCTGACATCGGGCAGTCCGCCCTTCGAACCGAGGAGTACGCCGTTGCCCTGCTCTCTGACCTACAAACTGGAAAGCTCACCCCAGATTACGACTCCCGGGTATGTCGAGATCGTGTCATGCGATACGCACAACGAATCGTGCGTCTTGCGGAAGTTCAACGACTGCATCACCCCGTTCGACACTGCATCGTACCGATGCTCGGTGACATGGTTGAGGGAGTCGACATCTTCCCCGGCCAGCAGTGGCTCATAGATTCGACGCTCTATGACCAGCTCTTCAACACCACCCCTGCACTTCTGGTTGACTTTGTGCGGTATCTGCTCGGGCATTTTGAGACTGTCACCGTGTACGCAGTTGACGGAAACCATGGTCGTATCGGACGACGAGGCCAATTCGGCCCCATGGATAACGCGGATAGAATGCTATATCGCATTGTTTCCATGCTCCTGCGAGACGAGCCGCGGTTCGAGCTGAAGATGACCGACCCGCAGGGTGAACGGAACTGGTACCAGGTGATGGAGCTCGGCGCATACTCGGCCCTCCTGATCCACGGCGATCAGATCCGGGGGCACTCCGGTTTCCCCTGGTACGGCCTCGGCAAGAAGGTGAACGGATGGGGCAGCGGTGGAATACCCGAACCCTTCAAAGACGTTTTCATGGGTCACTATCACCAGCTCGGAAGAATCCCGTTGAATCACCGTTCCGTGTGGTGCAACGGCTCCACGGAAAGTACGAATACTTTCGCGTCGGAGACACTAGCCGCGCAGTCGGAGCCTTCGCAGTGGTTGCTTTTCGTGGACCCGGACGCCGGGCGGGTTACTGCCTCATATGGAGTTGATCTGCGGTGAAGCGCGACCAAGCAGCCCGCTACCTTGCCCGTCTGCACGTGGCCATGGCACTGCTGTGGTTCCTCCTCATCATTCCCACCATGTTGTGGTGGAAGGAATCCATTCTGTGGGTCCTGCTGATTTCCATCTACGCCAACATCGTCGGCCACTGGGGCGCCTACCAGGCGGCCAAGGCCGAGGAGTCCGGCGAGACCAACCCCCCGCAGGGCTGAGCCGTGGAGCGGGCAAGCACGAAAGCCGAGATCGTCAGAACGGTCGTCGGCATCATCCAACTGGTGGTGGCCACGGTGACGCTGGCCCTCATCGTCTTCACTAGGTAGGCGACATGGAAGACATGGGCGACGAGCTGGCCGCCGGCAACACCCTGGTCGTGGCCGAGCGCTCCGGCATCATCCGGGCCGTGTACGGCGACGCGAAGCGCGTCCTCGGCTGGACGGCCGAGGCCCTGGTCGGAAAGCCGCTGGTGACGCTGATCCCCGAGGACATGCGGGCCGCTCACCTGAACGGCCTGGCGCAGTTCAACGCGACCGGGGAAGGCCCGATCCTCAACCGGACTGTCGAAGTTCAGTGCGTGGGGCGGGACGGCATGGCGCGGGACATCGCGCTCACCGTCTACGACGGCGACGTGGACCCGGTCATCTACGGCTGGATCGAATCGCGTGCCGGCGGGGCGTGACGGGAGGCGATGGCGGCAGACGGTTGCCATCGCCCGCCGTGAATTCCCACCGGTCTGCTGGCTCTGCGGCCTCCCCATCGACATGTCGCTGCACCACAACGACCCGATGTCCTGGACGGTCGAGCACAAGCTGTCGCTTGCCGAGGGCGGCGACCCGTACGACCTGAACAACCTGGCCCCCGCACACCGCCGTTGCAATTCCAAAAAGGGTGCCAACAACCGGCCGGTCGAGCGGCCGAAGACTTCCCGGAGGTGGAAGTGACGTACGCCTGTGATCACCCCGGTTGCGAGTACGACGAACGCGTAGACAGCCACTTGCCGACCGTTCGCCACGACGGCGGCGGTATCGACCCTGACTGCCGAGGCTGCCAGATCTTGCTGGCCCATCGCCATCACACCTTTGTGGAACCGAGCCCTTACGCCGACAGCTTCACCGCTCTGGAAAACGGGGCCAGTCCTTCCGATCCGTCGACCGCGCCGAAGCACTACCAGGGGAAGGCGATGCAGCCCTGGCAGATCTGGGAGGCGTACGACCTGGACCCGTGGTCGGCCAACGTCATCAAGTACGTGCTGCGCGCCGGCCGCAAGGGGCCGAAGGTCGAAGACCTGCGAAAGGCCCGTCACTACCTGGATTACCTGATCGAAAGGGAGCAGAGCCGATGACCGAATACGAGAAGGTCGGCCCGTCCGTCAACATCGAACTATCCGGCAACACCACCCAGTCGGCGCGAATAGCCGTGCTGACCGACGGGACGTCCAGCACGGCCGAGATCCTGGTCGAGAACGAGTACGGCGGCTTCGACGTCATGGGCCGGGGCGTGGCCCGGCGGCGGAAAGGCGACACCCGTCAGCCGGAGCTCGGCACGCGGCTCGCCATCGGCCGAGCCCTGAAGCACGCGGCCTCGTCGTACGAGGAGCACCTGCGGAAGCGGGGCTACGAACTTTGATCATCCGGCAGACCGTCCAGGTGCGATTCCTCGGAACGGACCGGCTCTACACCTACGCCTACGACTGGGACACGTCGACCGAGGAACGGGCCCTTGCGGTAGGCGACCGTGTCGAGGTGCCGCCGAACTTCGTGCAGGAGGACGGCGGTTCGGGCACGGTCGCCGCCCTCGGCTCGCTCTACGACGGTCCCCTCCAGAACATCGTGAGGAGGATTCCCGATGCCTGAACCTTCGAAGAAGCGGGAGCGCCTGTACGGCGAGGCGTACCGCCAGGCCCTCGCCCGCGACCACCAGCGGGAAGCGACGCCGAAGAACCGCCGGCCGGCTCCGAAGCCGTCAGCGATGCCGGGGGCGAAGCGATGAAGCTCAGCCCCGCCGTGCGCTGGCTGGAGAGGGATGTTGACTTCGAGACGAGACCAATAGAGGACGAGTTTGGGGTCGGTGTCGTGCAGGGCCTTGATTCTCACGAGTCGGGGCTGTTCTCGTACGAAACTGCCGGAGGGCGTAGAGCCACCGGCTACGCGTCTCCAATCTTCACGGTTAAGGACGACCTGGAGTGCGTTTGCAGCACGGGTAGGCGCTGCTCCTTCTGGCTTTCGGGCTACTACAGCAGCCACGAACGAAGCCTCCAGGCCCGGTTCGACCCCTCCTTGGCGAGGAGGCCGCACCCGTGAGCGTCCGCGTCTACACCGAGAGGGGCACCGTCGCCCACGAGCTTCGGTGGGGCGACTCCCCGAACGAGGCCGGCGCGAAGGCGCTGTGCGGCCGTACGGCGTGGCCCGGCTACTGGTACGGCACCGGCACCCAGAACGAGCACGAGCGGGCCGCGGAGCTGCCGCTGTGCGTCGGCTGCAAGGCGATCCTCGTCCACCAGGCCGGGGGTCGCTGATGGACGGCCCCTGGGGCTACTGCCCGGGGTGCCGGCGGCTGGAACCGCTGGACGAGAAGGGCCTCGTCGTCATCCACGCCGAGTCCGCGTCCGTCCTGGGCGCCACCACCCCATGCATCGGCGGCGGCGATCCCCCCGGTGAGCAGCCCGGCCCCGACGCCCCACGCCCGTGTCGGGTCAAGTGCCCGACATGCGGCTTCAGTTAGAGAAAGGAACACCCGCGATGAGCATCTTCACTCCCGACGAGGACGTCCGAGCGAACTTCCGCCAGGCCGCCGAGTACATCAGCGAGCACGGCCACTACAAGGGCGGCTACTTCGAGGGCGGCCTTGACCCGGTGGTCGTCGTCCCCTCCTACCTCACGCCTGCCGCGTGCGCCATGGGTGCGCTCGCCAAGGTGGCGGCGGGGGAAAGGTCGTTCGTTTCGGAGTCCGCCGTCGGCTACCTCGACCGCCGTCTCGGCATCCCCGTGGGCGAGTGGAACGACCGGCCGGAGACGACAGCCGAGGACGTGATCCTGGAACTGAAGCGGGCGGCCGACGAGTACCCGGCCCTGCCGCCGGCCGAGGGGGTGCAGTCGTGACCCCCAAGGACATCCTGCTGAAGGCGGCCGAGATCATCCAGCGTGACGGCTGGCACCAGGGCAGCCTGTTCAAGGTGCCCGAGTTCACTACCGTCCGCCGCCTGTCCGGTCGGCTGGCAGCCACCCATGCAGCCGGCCGAACAGCACCGGTCTGTGCCATGGGCGCGCTCTGCCGAGCCACCTTCGGTACCGCCTACGCGGACGATATTCACGTATGGCCGCCAGCGCTGATGGACACTTACCGCGACGCCGTCCTCGCCCTGGAGCGGGAAGTCAGCGCCCCCGGCAACAGCGTCGCCCACTGGAACGACCAGCGGGAGCGCACCGCCGAAGACGTGATCCTCGCCTTCAAGCGAGCCGCCCATGCGAGCGATTGAGAATCCGGGCCCGGAGGTGCTGCGCCGGCGGCAGCGGCAGAAGCGTGTCCGCTACCAGCATTCCGTCGGGCAGCCGCCGAAGATGCCGGCCGGGGAAGCTGCCCGGCATGTCCGGTGGCTGCACGACCAGTGCGGCATGTCGCTAGCACACATCGCTCGGGCGTCCGGAACCTCCCCCAGCACCACCCGCCGCCTGATGCATGTGACCGACGACGAGCCGATGTACCGGCACGTCGCGGAGAAGATCCTGCGGACGCGGCCGGAGGAGCCGATGTCGCTGGAGCAGTCGGCGCACGTCGACCCGATCGGGTCGCAGCGTCGGGCGCAGGCCCTCGTCGCCCTCGGCTTCACCGGGCCTGTGCTGGCCGTGGAGCTCGGCTTCAACGGGCATGTCCCGAACTTCTGGCGCTTCTTCCAGGCGACGGTGATCAACGCGACTCGCCGCGACCGGATCGCAGCCGGTTACACGAAGCTTCAGTACGCGGACCCGGCGGACTTCGGCGTCGACAACCAGCGCGCGGCCCGGCTCCGCAACATCGCCAAGGAGCGGGCTTGGGCGCCGCCGAGCTGCTGGGACTCGGACACGATCGATGATCCGGAAGCGATCCCGGAGTGGACGGGTGCCTGCGGCACTCCGCGGGGCCGCTACATCCACGAGCGGGACAAGATCCGGCCGGTGTGCAAGCCGTGCGCGAGGGCGGCCCGTGAAGCCGCCGGCCAGGAGCCGGCGACCCGGGTGTTCTCCCCGGACGCCCTGGCCGCGCTGCTCGCCAACCGTGGCTGGCTGGCGCCCGACCTGTCGGCCCGCATGGGCCTTGCCGGCCCGGACAGCGTATACCGCTGGCTGAGCGGTAAGGCCCTTCCTTCGCAAGTGAGTTGGGACCTGATGGCCTCCACGTTGGGGGTGACGATCGAAGACCTGGAGGCGTAGTGAAGCAGCCGAACTGCCGGGGCCATGACCCTGAGATCTTCTACGAGCGGGCCCGGTGGCCCGAAGCCAAGACCATCTGCGAGGACTGCCCGCTGCTGCTGGAGTGCCGTGCCACCTTCCAGGACGACCCGTGGCCGTTCGCCGGCGGGATGACCCCGAACCAGCGGGTGACGTGGAGCCGCAGCACGAAGGCCCGCGTGTTCGGCCGGTGCGTCCGGTGCGGCTTCCGGTTCCAGGAGGCACCGCGGGCCGGCCGGCCTCGGATGTACTGCTCGACGGAGTGCCGCCAGGCGGCGTACGCGGCCGGCGAGACGCAGACCAAGCGCCAGCCGTTGGCCAAGATCTCGATCGATACGGAGCTGGAGGCCGTGAGCCTGTGGCATCAGGGCTACGGGCTGAAGCGCGCGGCGAAGGCGCTGGGCATCTCGGAGTCCAGCGTCCGCAGGATCTTCGACGGCCACGGGCTGAAGCGGACCCAGGCCGAGCGCGACGCGATCTCCGGGCAGGCCGGGGCGATGGCGGCGCAGGCTCGGGCCGACGTGGGCCGGATGGTGCGCAAGCTCCTGGCCGAGGGCCAGCAGTCTCCGCAGGAGATAGCGCTGCTGGCGAACTGCGCGGTCAACACCGTCTACAAGATCAGAAAGGGGATGGCGGCATGATCCGCTGGTCCATCGTCGCCTTCGCTCTCGGCATGGCGATCTTCAGCCTGGTGAACGGGACACCCGACCTGGCCCTGATCTGGGGCCTGCTCTTCACCATCGTCCTCATCCTGTGCCTGCTACCCGACCACCGGGGCCCCAGCGGCGGGCAGCTCCCGCCCTACAAGGAGGAGGAGGGCACCACCCCGGAAGACCTGAAGCGGGCCGCCGTCCGAGACCGCTGGGCGGAGCACGTCAAAACCTGCGAGCTGTGCCGGAGGCGGGACTCATGAGCATCGAAGAGAGCTACGTCGCCCGCTGCTCGATGTGCGGCGACTACATGGACAGTCTCGGGCTGCCGGTCGGCTCCGCCTTCGACGCCCGGGTGTTCCGCACCTGGGCGACGGCCGACAAGGCGCTGGCTGACGCCGGCTGGCACGACGGACACAACGGGGATTACGCCCGCTGCACCTGCGGCCAGCAGCCTCACACCAACCGGTGCCGGAAGGTCGCGCCCCGGCTGGTGCCGCTGTGTCCGCCGTGCCGCAGCGCCGAGCCGAAGCGGGTCAACCCATGATCACAGCCGCCGTCATGCTCGGAGCCCTGGCCTACATCGCCGGGGCTCTTCTGTTTCTGCGGCACCGCTGGGTGAAGACCGAGACCGCGCGGCTCCGAGGCGTCAAGGACGGGCTGCTTCACGGAAGCTTCTGCACCTTCCTCCAGGAGTCCAGGTCGATTTTCGGAGAGCAGGGCTTCGAGCGCTACTCCCGCCAGTGCAACTGCGCGGCCCCGCTGTGGATTGCAGCCCTGTGGCCGCTGGCGCTGCTCGGCCGGCCGCTGCGCTACCTCACAAGCGTCGCCGTCGCCTTCGTGCACCCCCGCATCGAACTGCCCGACCACAACCGAATCCGCACCCTGGAGAAGGAGTTGGACGGATGAAGTACCAGGACAACCTGACCGGCGCCATCGAGTACATATCCCGCTACGGCTGGCACCAGGGCGACTACTACACCTACCGGGCCACCGAAGCCGAACGGAAGGGCCTCGGCCCCGACGACCACCCGCCGGCCTGCGTCCTCGGCGCGCTGTCCGCCACCAACGGCGGCGACTTCACCGCCACCTGGGAAGCGGTTCACGCCCTCAACAAGGTGATCTTCGGCAGCCCCGTGGAGAACGGGATGCTCGCTGGCTGGAACGACAACCCCGCGCGTACCGCCGAAGACGTCATCCTCGCCCTCAAGCGGGCCACCGCCGTACGCCTCACCACCAACAGCAGCAGGTGAACACCATGAACAAGGAAACGACCGACCGCGCACGCCAACTGCTGATCAAGGCCCGCAACATCCTGGAGACCAACGGCTGGCACCAGGGGGCCTACGCCGCCAACCTCGGAGGCCGGGCAGCGGTCTGCGCCCTCGGGGCGCTCAACATGGCCAGCACCGACGTCTCCGCGTTCACCCACTACGACTCCGACTGGGTGCCGATGCTGTCCGCCCAGGTGCGGCTGGCCAAGGCCGCCGGTCTCGGCGGCTTCGCCCGCGAACGGATACCGGCCTGGAACGACGACCCCCGCACCACCGCCGAAGACGTACTCCTCGCCTTCAAGAAGGCGGCCGAACTGTGACCCCCGACCTTCACAACACGCTCGCCGGCAACGGCATGCGGCTCACCGACGACTTCACCGCCGACACCGCGGGCCGGCGCTGCGTAACCCACACCGTCGGCGGCCACTACTCCTGGTACCTCAACGAGATCGAAGCCGACGACACCGTGGGCCCGCGCGTCCACCCCGGCTCGTCGGCCGGCGACGACACCCTGCTGCTGTGGGCCCTCGTCCCCGGCCAGCGGTACCGGCTGGTGATCAACGCATGGTGATGGCCTTCGGTCCTCGGACGCCGTGCGCATTCATGTTCACTTCCTGCGGGTACGCCTTCGCAGCGCTGGAGCTGCGGGGCAACTTCTGGACGCTGTGCAAGAAGTGCACCGACCGCTGGCTGGACGCTGCGGACGGGTGGCCGACCTACGAGCCGGACGGTCTGCACTTCCTCCGTCCGGACTGGGTCACGTTCGTACGTCAACCACATGACGTACAAGATCGGCGGGTGACCGTATGACGTCGCCCGAACCAGCTGCCGGACTGATCTTCCTCGCCCGCATCGAAGGCGTCACCGGCCGCCTCGTCTGGCTGCTCCAGGCCATCAACGGCGACCCGAGCCGCTGGACACACGTCGGGGTCGCCCTCGGGGACGGCCGGGTCTTCGAGGCGCAGCCCGGCGGCGCGGTCATCAGCCCGTGGTCCCGCTACGCCGGCCGCGAGGTCGCGGTGCTCCGGTGGGAGCTCACCCCGGAGAAGACGGCAGAGATCACCGCGGAGGCCCGGCGGCGCGTCGGCACCCCCTACAACTGGACCACCTACTTCTACATGGCCGCCTACCGGCTGTGCCTGCCGCTCACCACCCGCTGGCTTCGGCGCAGGGTGTCGCGCTCCAGCCGGATGATCTGCTCCCAGGCGGCGGACGACATCTACCGCGTCTGCGGCATCCACCTCTTCAACGACGGGCGGCTGCCGCATGACGTGACGCCCGGAGACATCGCCCGGCTCATCAGGAGGGCGCGGTGAAGCGGGTGGCCGCGTTCGCGGTCCTGGTCGTGCTCGGGCTGGCCTTCGCCGGAGCCGTCAGCGCGGCGGTCTACTTCGACACGGGTTGGCTCGGGGTGGCGGTCGTCGCCGGAGGAATCGGTATCGGCTGCGCGATCGTCCGGGTAGCCCCTTGGGCGCTTGGTGCACTGGAGGAGGAGCCAGAACGACTGCCGTCGATCTACGTCGTCGGCTGGAGCTGGCGCAACCTCCACCAGTACGTCGACCTCGTCCGGGAGCGCGAACCGGGGCGCCTGTCCGCGTGGCAGGTGCATCTGGCGACCGACGTGAAGCAGCTCCGAGGGGTCGCCCACGGACCTGAAGTGATCATGCTCGGGCCGGCCGACATGTGGGAGCCCCGCACCCGAGCGGAAGTTCAGGCGTACCTGCGAGCAAGGGGGGCGCACATCACCTACGACTCTACGGACAGGCTCACGGGCATTGAGAGGTAAGCGTGCAGTTCAGCCAGCCCGGGTGGACCGCCGAAAGTGGGCTGCCGTACCCCGGGGCCGAAACCGCGGCCGAGGCCATCGAACGAGACGCCGAGCAGCAGCAGCTCGCCGCGCAAGCGAAGGTCGAGAAGGCCAAACACCTCGCTCGAGAGAAAGGGCGGCAGGAAGCCGAGAAGGAAGCCGAAGCTCTCCGGCAGGTGCGCTCGGTGCGGGCCAGCCAGGTCACCATCCAGCGCACCCGCTGGCTCTGGCGCGACCGCATCGCCCTCGGCGGACTCGCGCTCATCGCAGGCAAGGGCGACGTCTCCAAGTCGACCCTCCTCGCCCAGATGGTCGCGTGGATCACGACCGGGGACATGCGCGGCGAGTTCGATGGCGTGCCGCGCGCCGTCGGCTACGTCGTCAACGAGGACTCCCTGTCGCAGACCGTCGTCCCCCGCATGGTGGCCGCCGGCGCCAACCTGGACCTCGTGCACTTCCTCAGCGTCGCCTCCCCACTGGGCACCGACGCCCTGAAGTTCCCCCGGGACATCGACCTGCTGAAGGACTTCATCTACCAGCAAGGACTGGTGGCGATCTTCATCGACCCGCTGTCGGCCAACGTCACCGGCCGGAAAAACGACCAGGGGGACATGCGGGACACCTACCAGACGGTGAACAACCTGGCCGAGGAGACGTGCTGCGCCATCATCGGCCTCGCCCACACCCGCAAGGCCGGGGCCTCCGACGTCATGGAAGCGATCATGGGCAGCTCGGAGCAGGGCAACGTCGCCCGCTCCGTCCACGGCCTCGTCATGGACCCCGAAGAAGACAACGCCCGCATCCTGTCCTGCGAGAAGCTGAACGTCGGACAGAAGAACCTGCTGCCGTCGCTCCGCTTCACGCTGGACACCGTCATGGTGCGCTGCACCGACGGCACCAACGACCACACCCCCATGCCGAAGATCCGCTGGCTTGACGAGATCAGCGAGTCCGCCTCGGACATCCTGGCCGACCAGGTCGCCGGCAACCACGGCGTGGACGAGTGCGTGGAGTGGCTGCGGAAGTTCATGCGGGACAGCGGCGGCGAGGCGTACTCGCACGACGTGAAAGATGCCGCCGGCCGCAAGTTCTCACCCTCCATGATCGCTCGGGCGAGGAAGAAGCTCGGGGTGGTGGCCACCCGGACCAACGAGACGCCGTCCAGGACAGTCTGGCGAAGCGCAGAAAATTCGGTCACTTAGCGTAGTTTTCCACAGCCTCAGGGGGCCTTCCTTTATTGGGAGTGAGAGGGGTGGAAGGAGTGACATAAGTGCAGGTCAGACAGTTGTGTCAATCGAGTCATCGGAGGCCCTGTCGTGTCACTCGTGTCACGCACTCTCCGACACTGACACAACTGGCTGACCTGCATATATATCAGATATGTCAAAAGACTGCCTATATATAGGACCCCCTCATTTCAACTCATTTCACGCGCCCTTGTGGATCACCACTGGGCGTAACCGAAGGGGAAGATCGAATTGACCGACCTGGACGAACAGCAGCAGCTCGAAGAAGCCCGCGCCAGCCTCCAGCAGCTCCGGGAGGAGGAGGCCGTAGCCGTCCGCGCCATGGAGGAAGCCCGCGACCACCTGGCCGAGGTGCAGGCCCGCCGGCGCGAGGCGTGGGAGCGGGTCAAGGGCCTGGAACTGGAGCAGGCCCACAACGCATGATCGACACCAAGCTGGTGCTCGGACAGTGCAACCGATGCCAGGCGTACGTCTTCCAAGCCCAGAGCGCCGGACTACGCACCCTGGCCGACCCCGCCCCCTGCACCCGGCAGCAGTACGTCAACGCCCTCCTCGCCGGCCGGCGCGTCTTCGACCTCCTGGAGGCCGCTGGACGCCCCCAGAAGCTCCTCACACGCACACCCGGGTCCACGGGGCCGTCCTGGGCGCCAGACGGCTCTCAGGCGGCCGACAGTGGCCGCCGGCGAGTGCTTGTCGAACACGCCTGCACCGGCGCCCACAGCCAGGCAGTCGAGGTGATGCCCGCGGGCCCTCGCAAAGCCCCTGCGACGCCTGGCGTCAGCAGGGGTGGCAACCACCGCTCCGATGCCCACGACGCAACGTCGACTTCCGCGGCGAAGGCACGCTCTTCGGAGACAAGTTCCCCAAAAGCTGCCGGGACTGCGACCCGCCCCCGTTCTGACCCCGTATGCGACGCATGCGGCGAAGTAATCAGCTCCGGGCAGACCTTCACGGGCGTGCACTACCGCCAATGGATATGGGCCGTACACGAAAGGTGCCTGTGAGCGCAGAACACATCAACGCGACGATCAAAGTGTTCGCCACGCCCCTCGGCGTTCAGCTCCGGGCGGTAACCCACGTAGACGAATCCGGAAAAGCCCACTGGATCTCGCTGACGCTTCCACTCCCCTGGAGCTACGAATGCGCGCAGCGAATCACCATGGCTTCCATGCAATGCGAGGAGGGGAAGTTTGATCTGCCGTGACTGCGCTTGGGAAGCGGACGGCGGCGACGGTACCGGCGAATGCGAGGAATGCGGCCGGGTCCTCAGCCTCTACCGCAACGGGACGCTGCGAAGACACCACCAGGCTCCCGGAAGTTGGCTTTCATGCCAAGGATCGAAAGAGCTGCCTCGTTATCGGGGCCACGGCACATGTAAAGGCTGCGACTGCCAGCACCGGGCGGTGGGCAGCATATGAATCTTGGAGAGTGCTTCTTGAACCAGGTGCGCGAGATCGAACGGCTCCAGGAGGAGATCGACGGACTCGTTGACCAGCTCATACGCGGGTGGACCGAACGAATCCACTACCGGGTCGCCGTACCCACCGACTGCGCTCACATCAACTGCAAGTGCGTGGCAGCCACCGAGGCCCGCGCCCAAACCATCACGCACGCCGGCCTACTCGACCAACTCAAGCTCTTCCAGCAGCAAGGGGACCCCGGGCCGAGAGACGGCGCGGAACGCGGTGCGCCCAACAAGCCGGGCAGCCGGCCGCCGGGCAACATGAAGGGCTTCCACCTCCTGGACGAGATATCCGTCGAGATCATGAGCTTCGGGCAGGAATGTGCGGAGCGCGCCGGCTACGGGCCGGACGTTGCGCTCGTTTCTGTCGCGGGCAACCTCGGCAACATACGTCGACTGTCAACCTCGGCGTACGACAGAGATGAACTACTCGCCTACGACATCAGGAACCGGCTCCGGGGATGGGTCCGCCGATGCCGGCTGGCACTCGCACATGACCAGCCCGACGAGATGCTGGCCGACACCGTGTGCGGCGAATGCGGGGGCGGTCTCGCCGTCGGCCGTGGAGCAGAAACCGACGTGCGATGCGTCGGGACGCCGGAGCAACCGCCCTGCGGTGTCCGTTACGGGCGGCAGGACTGGGTTGCCCTACTGGAGGCGCAGCAATGAAGCAGGGGCCGACGGAAAAGCCCTACATACGGGTGGAACGACTCGGCGGTGAGCAGAAGTGGCTGGCGCTTCAGCTCGGGGACGAGTACACCAAGCTGGCCGAGTTCCTTGGCGAAGAACAGGTGCGCGCCTTCTGGGAGTGGCACCGCGACCGGATGCAGTGCATCGCGGAGGAACTTCAGCAGCTTCCGGGGGTTGCCGGCGACGTGGAGACCCGGGCCGCCATCGAGCGGGTGCTGCTGGGGTGAGCGACGAGTTCAGTAGTTACGTTCTCGATCTTGCGATCCGTTTGGGCAACGGGGAGCAAGTCACCGAGGAAGAAAAGAGCTTCGCTTACTCGGAGGCAAGACGGCGTGCTTACCGGGTGGATCTGACCAAAAGGAAGCCGAAGCCCACAATGCGGCTCGGGGTTGGGGTGATCTACTACCTTCGGTTCTGCTGCCGGATCAAGATCGGGTACTCGGCCGATCTGGAGAGTCGCCTTCAGGCGGTGCCCTGCGACGAGCTTCTGGCCACCGAGCCCTCCCGGCCCGGCCTGGAGGGAATGCGGCACCGCGAGTTCGCTGACGCGCGCATACCCGGCACCGAATGGTTTCGGGAAACTCCTGCGCTCGTTGCCCACATCAGAGCGCTCCGGGCAGGTATAGCTGGACGGCCTCAGCGGGAACGCCTGATCGACACGGCGGCAGCCATGCTCTACACCGGGAGGGACCGGCACACCCTCTACCGCTGGGCGAAGGAGGGCAGGATCACCAAGACCTTCGATCGCGGTCGTGCCAGGTGGGACGTGCTGGAGTTGCCGGCGGCGGTTCCTGGCTGCCCGCCCCCGCCACCTCCACCGATTCGTGATGTCCGAATTGTTGACAAAAGGGGTGCTAAGGGCACACCATGACGCGAGGGCGGTAGCCTGCCCAAAAATGCAAAAAGCGGCCCCGCACCTCCGAGGAGGCACGGGGCCGCTTTCGCATGTGATCAGCTCGGGGCAACGCCAATCGTCTGGTTGAGGGAGACTTCCCGGGCCTTCGCGGTTCGGTAGTCCGAGAACCGCCTGAGACGCCCGTCGGCCATCTCGTACACCTCCACTTGGACGCCGTCCTCGTACCGAGCCAGCCAGTAGTTCATTCGACCCCCGGCACCACTGTGAGCTGACCATCCGGTGTGCCTGTACTTCCATTCGATGCTCATGCTGCCTCCTCGCAGTACCCGGCATCTATCAGCCCTCGGGCCGTCCGGCCGTAGCTGCCTTGCAGCCGCCAGGCCATGCCGGAGTCGATGAGCCGCTGGAACATGTCGATCACTTCACCGGGGCCGAGACGACCGTCTTCGAACGCCATCAACTCGTCGGCGGTAACTGGGTATTCGGACATGATTGTGCTCCGGGTGGTGTTTCGCTGATGGGGTCGGCTCGGGCATGCCACGATGGCCTGCATGACAGAGGCAGAGATCGGGCCCGCGCGCCGGGCCTTCATGGACAGCCTGGTGCAGCAGCGCGGATGGTCCAAGGCGTACGTCGAGCTGATCAACAGGCGGATGGAGCTCGAATCGGAAGCCTCCCAGGATCGGGTGGAGGGCTTCCGGGAGGCCGCCGCCATCATCCTGGCCACCGAGAAGGGGATCAGCCGCGAAGAGGCGCGGCATCGGGCCGATCAGGACTGGCAGGACTTCACGGCGGCCTGCATCTGATCACCCCTTCCGCTTGTGGACCATGACCGGCGTCCACTCGGGCGGCCGGACGGGCTTCTTCTTCAACACCGCAATCTGGGCGGCGGTCCACGCTTCGACCTCCGTCTCCGCCTCCACCGTCACCCGCTGGTGCACGTGGCCGTGCAGGTACACATCCCAGGTAGCCATCGGATCTTCCCTTCGGGAGCGGCCCCCTGCCGACGCAGGGGGCCGTCATCGTTCAATCACAGTGAGCCACGGGAGGCGACCAGCGCCCGCCGGCCAGCTCGGGCACGACGATGCGCTCGAACCGTCGCCGGCAGCCGACGCTCCGGGCGGTGTCCACCACGGGCCAGCTCGGCGGCCTCCTCCTCGGTGAGGTAGAGGAACTGGGTCTGCCGGGCCTTGCCCGCGCGGCACACCATGCCCCGGCCCTTCTGCTCCGGGGAGGGCTGAGGGAGACCACAGTCGTAGGCCAGCATCGTCCACGCCTGCTTGGTGTACCGGGCCAGGATGCGCGTGGAGAAGTTCTCCCGGATGTCGCCACCACCGAGAGCGGCGGTGCTCGCGAACTGGGCGACGGCCACGATGTGAACCTTCGCCGCCCGGCCCATGAACATGATGTCCCGGAAGGCGTCCATGGCGGTGTACGAGCCACGGGGCAGCTTCCGGTCGAGGGCCTGGAGCTGCGTCATGGTGGCGTTGAGCTCTTCGAACAGCACCACCAGGCGCGGACCGACCGGGGCCTCCTCAATCGGTCCGGGGAAAGCCTCCACCACCTCGTTGCGGCGGTGGACCTCCATGCCGAGCGAGATCAGCGCGTTGCCGATCTCCGGGAGGGTCGCGGCGTAGTGCGCGTTCGGCAGGCCCTTCGCCCACCGGTGGCTGTGCCGCTTCACGTCGAGGAACACAGCGCGCGAGCCCCGGGCGAGCATCTGCGCGGCAACGCTCCGCAGGATGACCGACTTACCGCCACCGCTCCCGGCGTTCACCAGCACGTGCGGGGAGTCCTCATCGAGGCAGACCGACACCGGCTCACCCTCGCCGTTCACCCCCAGCAGCGGGGCGGACTCGCCGGCCGACGCGATCAGGTCGCGGGCCGACTCGTAGTCCAGCAGCTCGGGGAAGTTCAGCGACGACACAGGGGTGGCCAGCCCGGAGTACAGGCCCTGGCTGAAGTCGATGTTCATGGTGTTCACCAGTCCCACCAACCCCGAACCTCTTCGGGGTCGAGTTCGTATTCCTTGCGGATGGCTTCGTCCAGCGAGATGCCGGGCTGCTTCAGAGTCGCCGCCGCGACGTTGACCATCAGGTTGATCAGGTCGCTGTCGCGGTCACTGAGATCAAGTCCGTCGCGGATGCCGTCGGCGGCATCGTTCAGCGCGGAGACCACGTCGTCGTACGAGTGCTGGGTGGACTGCTCAAGGTTCATGACTCGGCTTCCTCGCTGCTCGGGGCGATCAGTCGCGCGTCGGTGATCCACTCGGCGCGGACGTCTTCGATGAATTCGCGGGTTTCGGGGAAGTAGATCGAGTATTTCGAGCCCCGCCCGATGACGTGACCCGTCATCTCGATGTTGCAGCCGAGTTCCGGGTTGGGGAGAGCGGCCGTCACCACAAGGTGGAGGCGGTCCATTTTCGCGCGCTCCCACATAGCGCCGAGCGTTTCGTGTTCCATGGCCCTGCTCCGGGTGGTGTTGTGCGTTAGATGCGCTCGAACAGCACGTCGTCCTCAGCGTGCTTGTCCAGCACCTTGCGGGCGGCCACGTATGGGTCGCTCGGGACGGGAACCTTCGGCCAGCCTGCGCGGGCTTCTGCGACCCACTGGGCGACGCTGCGGCCCTCCAGCGGGTGCGGCGGTACCGCGTAGCTTCCGTACCGGCCACCCGTGCGCACTGCCGGGTGGAACTTGCTGTGGATCTTCTTGTACTCGGTGATGTTCACGGCGTTGCTCCGGGTGGTTAGTCGTCGTCAACGAGTTCGCGCAGAAGATCGACCATTTCAGCCGCGACGTCATGCTCCTCGTCGTTGCTGTCGGCGTTCTCCCACCGCTCGATGAGTTCGTTGACGTACTGCCGGTTGTAGTCGCCCATAGCGTTGCTCCGGGTAGTGGTGGGCACGAAAGTGCCCCCGGTGGCCTATGACGGCCGTACCGCTAAACGGTCCGGAGGCTGAGGGTCTACAGCGTCAGTCCCAACTGTCGGGGTCAGCGCCGAGGGTTAGCGCCGTAGTGGTGACTCCGTCTTCATGCCCGACGAACATCACGTCGGGGTGCTGTTGCAGCAGGGTGTCGCACGGGTCGCCGCTGGTTCCGTCAATCGCTACCACCACCGTGAGGGTTACGTACTCACTCATGATGATCATCACCTGTTCTTGGGTCGGGTGGCGGTTCCGGCGATACCTTCGGTGCGGACTACCCACGTAACGGCCTGGACCGTGGACGGGAGTTCGCCCAGCCGCATAGCGGCCTCACGGTAGGCGTGCGCCACGACCGCATAGCGGGTCTTGGCCGACAGTCCACGGTCACGGCTGCCGTACGTCTCGCCTACGGCGATATCGTGCGCGTGCCGGTCGATGCAGACCGCTTCGGCGTCTTCCGGGTCGAGAATGCACCGGTAGAAGTTGCCGGTCTTGGCAGTCATCGGCAGCACTACCGCCGGGTCGGCACCGGCCATGATCTTCGCGGCCTTCGCCAGCGTCTCACCCGTGTGCCCGCTGGGCGCGCCGCTCTCGAAAGCTCGGGACGCCAGTCGGGAGTTCTCAGCCCATGATTTCTGGGCGGACAGTGCGGCGATCACGCCAGCACCGGCCATGACGTTGCCCTCGCTGATCATGTCTGCGAGTTGGTGAGCGGTGAGGTACCACGCGCGGCCCCGGGCGAGTTGATCCGGGGAGGCTTTCGCATACTCGTCCATGATGTTGATCACGAACTGTTCCCGCTCTTCGGGCGTGAGAGTCTTCATGTTGATCATCGTACTCACCTAACGGTGATTGGGCGGGAACTTGCGAGTGCTCCGGGCGGCCTATGACGGCCGTACCGCTAAACGGTCCCGGAGCTTGTGTTTCAGTTGTCTGCCTCGTAAGCGTGACCGGCCAGCACGACGACGCCGTACAGGTGATCAGCTTCTTCGGGGCCGTACGCGTCGATTGCTGCTTGTTCGGCCAATTCCAGCGCTTGCGCTACGGACCGGGCCGTTACGTGGAAGATCACGGGCTCCGCAGAAGCGGCATCGTCGTCCCAGTCTCGAACTACGGTGTAGGGCTTACCGTCCATGCCGATCACAGCCTGTCGTCTTGCAGCTCGATGAGAAACGCTTCCGCTTGCGCCGACAGTCGGCGCGCCTTGCGCGACACCTTGACGGCATCCGCAATCAGTTCATCCAGGGCCGAATCCTGAACCTCGTACGACTCGCGGCGGGCCCGTTCAGTGGTGCGCTGCTTCTGTGCGTAAACCCGGACGCTCATATGTGCTCACACTCTCCCGTGTCGATGTTGAACACTGCGATTTCGTTGCGCTCAACAGCCATGGCGTGAGCGTCGCGCGGACTCAGAACGTGGTCTGCGATGTCGAGATAGGCGCGGCCGTTCTCAACCCACACCCCGAAATACCGGGCCGTAGGGTGAGCGGAGACGAAACCGGCAACATCATCAGGCGTGACGCGGGAAGCGCTCTTAACGAGCGTCCACGAACGGCCACCAACCCAATAGCCATGGGTCGGGAGCGTTCCGCCGGTAGCATCGACGGTTTCGCCGTCAACGCCGTTACGGATAGCCGCACAGAGCTTGGCTGTAACGGCGGTAGCGCTGGTGACCGTGATGGTGTTCATGGTTCGCGCCGTTCTTTCAGTGGGATGGATTGCCAGTCATGCGAGCCGCTGATTCACCCATGACCGATCACCCGAGCTAATCGGTATGTGATCATGGGTCGCGTCGCTACCGTCATGACTGGCAAGCGGGATGGGAAATGGCCTGTACTTCTGTGCACTAGCGAGTGGGTTCGGACTGGTTAGCCACTTTCAACTACTGGACGTCTCCTTTAGGCGTGGACCGTTTACCGTCGGGCGTTCACATCCCGATTAGGCCGCTCGGTTTCGTTTCCGCTACAGGCCGCTTTCCCATAGTCCCCAGTGCCCGACTCGAACGGGCCGCGTTCCTAGCAGGGTTGGCCGATTGATCAGCCAACCCCTCACTTACTGGGGGTGTTTGGGTCTAACGGGTCTTCCGTCGCTCACCCGCGCCGTGGTCTAGCCTTTTCAGGGGCCTTAGCCGCTGCGTGTCCCACATTCTGGTATGGGTGCCTTATCTGTTGATCATCAGGAGGAGAATCCTCATCTTGTGCGGTGACGCGCCCTGTAGATTCGGGGTCCTTCCGCTTTCCTGATGTACTTCTATTGTGCGCCCACGCTACGCCAAATACAAGGGTTTTGGGAAAAAAGGTACCCCAAATTCCCCACGACTTTGGGTTGTTGGCCCTACCTATTCTGTAACTACCCATGCCCTGTTAAATGGTGGCCTTCTGATCTTTGGCTATACGCCTCTACTTCACATGGTCACCCTGTTGAGATACGCCACGATCTACACCCCAACCACACCTAGATCACTGGCCTATTGCATGTAGATCAGTAGCAACCCACCATCACAGTGCACCACTCGACCCACCACACATACCTAGTGCACCAACACCTAGCCACCACACCCATACCTACCTGCCACCTACCGCCACCTACACCCCATGCCCTATGCGTACCTCGTGTGCACCATGACCCTGCATCACGTGCACACCTAAGCCATACGCACACACCCATTACAAGCACATGCACCAATGCCTATGTGCACACACCCAACACATGGCACACGTGCCTAGTAGTACGTGCACACCCATACACCCATGTGCCACGTGCCCACGCCCTATGCCCTATCCCCTCTACCCCCTGTACCCCTATCCCCACGTGCACGTGCACCCATGCACACCACTCATGCACACACATCATGCATTGATTCATTCATTCTCAATTGATCAACTCAAACAACTTCAATTCAACTTGCTGTTGAACATTGCTTTGCTTGACAAGCTGACTGGCAAGCCACTGCATCACTGTCACGCAACACCGAGCATCACGCCCGCACCACTGACCACCTGCCGCATCCCACACGCCTACGCACGACGGCACGCCCGTCATCGGTCCCCGCACCCCCACGCCTAGGCCACACGGCATACCACGTGCACCGATCACCCATAGGCATGGCAACTGCACATGTGCAACAGGTGATCACCCATTCAAGGTAGCAACGCATCCCAACGCGCATGCACTCACATTGACCTATAAGGAATCCCTTAGTCGCTCGATAAGGAATCCCTTACCGTCAACGTTGCAAGCCAATGGCCACACCCATTGCATTCATTCGCGCGTTCGCATCGAACTGTCCCGCGCACCACATGAAACGCATATCGGCGCTGCATGAGAATGCGCCGACACTTATAGCTTTCGATGCGTCGATGACAAACACTCAGGTGATCTAAGTGGTAGTCGACGCACACTCAGAAGAATTCAGCTCACCATGCTTGACACATGGGTGAGGGAGGGGGGCCGGTTGCCGACGGGCCCGCGCGGCCCGGTCGACCCCGCCCCTGTCGACCGTTTCTCTCCCCGATGGAAAAATCTGCGGCGATTCGGCCCCAAGGGCTGCATTTTCGCAGGTCAGGGGCGCTTTAACCGTCGATCGGCAGGCGTTGGGAACCGCCGGCCGAAGTTCAGCGGCCTGGGTGGAGTTCCTGAGGGCCGGCCTCGCCCACCGCGGCCTGGTCGTGGGTGGCCGACGGCTTCGGTTGCCAGCCGCCGGCACCTCAATCCGCCGAAACCGGCACCCGCCAAGCGTGCATATCTATCCATTTACCTCCTGGCTGGGCTCAATTTCCAGGATGGTCTGTAATTGCTTTTTTGAACCGGATTCAGGGGTGTATTTATGGCGACGAACCACATTAAGGACCCGGACGCCACCCTGGACTGGATTTTCGACTGGTCGCAGTGGCTCAGTCCGCTGGAGAACATCACCAGCTCGGTGATGACGGTTTCCCCGGGGATCACGCTTGAGTCGTCGGGTTTCTCGGCGTCGACTGCGACGGCTTGGGTGTCGGGCGGCTCGGAGGGTCGGGTCTACCAGGTGTCCAACAAGATCACAACGAACCAGGGCCGGATTGACGAGCGGTCCATCACGATCCGCGTCACGAACCGATAAGGAGCAGAAGACATGGCTCTTCGTATTGCCACAGCGCTGCGGAACGCGATGGCGAACCAGGTGACCGCCCAGGCCGACGGCGGTTCCGGCGCAGCCACGCTGAAGATCTACACCGGTAGCCAGCCGGCCACGGCCAACGATTCGATCGGTGGCTCGACGCTCTTGGCTACCTTCACGCTCAGCGACCCGGCCTTCGGTGCAGCCGCCTCCGGCGTTGTAACCCTCGCCGGCACCCCGAAGACGGTCGCGGCCTCCGCCACCGGCACCGCGGGCTGGTTCCGCATTCAGGACAGCGCTAGCGCCAATGTCGTGGACGGAGCTGTGGGCACCTCCGGTGCCGAGCTGAACCTGAACACCACGGCTCTGAACAACGGCGTCAACGTCACCATCACGTCCGGCACCATCACGATGCCGGCCGGTTGAGGGGAGGTGGCGCAGATGTACCTCTCCCTCCTCGCGGTTGTTCTCATCGTCGTTCTGCTCTTCATCCTTCTCTGAGGGGGCGGTGAGCCGTGGCGATCACCCAGGTTGGCTCGGCCACCACCGCGACAAGCGCAGGTGCGACCAGCATCAGCGTGGCGAAGCCCACGGGCGTCGCATCCGGGGACGTGCTGATCGCGCACTTCAGTCACAACGACCAGACCGCCACCCTCACCGGCTGGACGCTGGTCAACAGCACCAAGTCACCTGGCGTCGCCTTCCGCGACGGCCTGTTCTACAAGGTGGCCGGCGGTTCTGAGCCTGCGTCCTACACGTTCAGCGTCCCGGCCAATACGGGCCCGCTGGTCGGCTCCATCACCGCGTGGCGGGGTGTTGATACCAGCGCTCCGATCAACGATGAGGCGGTCACGGGTGTAGACGACCCCACGGAGCCTCCGACCACGCCTTCCGCCACCACCAGCTTCGCGGTGACGCGAGTCTTCTATTTCCGCGCAGCGCGCCGGCCCAGCAGCACCAGCAACGCGGACATCCCCACGTTCTCCGAGTCCGTGACAGGTGTCAGCGAAGAGCTAGACGTTGGCGTGTTCTCGGGTGGTACCACCTGTTACGCCCACGCGCTGTACTCGAAAGATGCTGACGAGACCGCATCCGGCACAAAGGCCGGCATAGCGATCAGCAACTCCCAGACGAACAACGTGCAGGGCAACGTGCTCCGTACGTTCGCGCTGAAGGCTGACGTACCCGAGTCGTCTGGCTCGGTCGCAGGCACCCTCCCTGCGGTGACCGCGGCCATCACCGCCACGGCCTCCCATGACGGCCCGCTGAGCGGCGCGCTGCCTGCTCCCACCGCAGCCTTCGCCGGCGAGCACTTCGCCCCGGCGGACGGCCCGGTCGCGGCCACGCTGCCGGCGCTGTCCGGTGCCTTCGCGGGCGGTGTCGAGGGCCTGGCGACGATGGCCGGGACCCTGCCGGCCGTGACCGCCTCCCTGGCCGCTGAGATCGTGTTCGGCCCCCTGGCGGGCACCCTGCCGGCGGTGACGGCCGCCCTGGTGGTCGAGACCCGCCCGTTCGGACCGAACGTCCTGGCCGTCGAGCCGGAGGACCGCCGCGTGGTCATGACCGAGTGAGGAGGGTCGCATGGCGATCTCCTACGTGAGCCGCGCCGGCTGGTACGAGACGGTCAACGACAGCAGCTACCAGCTCACGAAGCCGGCGAACGTGCAGTCCGGGGACCTGCTGATCGCCGCGCTTGTGTTCTACTCCGGCGACTTCGGCTCCGCGCAGACGGTCAACACGCCGAGCGGCTGGACGAAGGTCCGCGACATCACCATGTCGAGCAGCTACGACTACCCGTCGCAGATGACGATCTTCAAGAGGACGGCCGGGTCCAGCGAGCCGACGAGCTGGTCCGGGACCCTCGGCGGCTCGGAGATCCCGAAGGCGTCCGTGGTGGTTGCCTACCGCGGCGTCGAGACGGCCGCCAACCAGTTCGTCGCGGAGGCCGGCGCTGCATCGGCCGCCGAAGCGACCTCGCTGAACACCGCCACGGTCAACAACAACGACTCCGACGCCTGGCGTGTGGTCATCGGCAACTACGTTTCGGCCAGCGACAGTTACGCCCTGACGTGCACCGAGGTCACCGAGCGCGGCAACCTGCACTTCGATGACGAGACCGGCGGCTACTACACGCTGTGGTTGGCGAACTTCGACTCGAACGGTGCCGTCGCCACGGGCAACCACTCCCGCAGCATCGGCCGGCAGTTCGCTTGGGCGTCCGCCACCGCCTGGATCGCGCTGCTGAAGCCCTCCGACCCGATCCCGCCCTCCAGCGGCTCGTTCGCCGCGGAGCTGCCCGACCTCCTGGGCACGATCACCGCGAACGCGAACCACCCCGCGACCCTGAGCGGTACCCTGCCGGCCCCGACGGCGGCCTTCGCCGGCTACCCCCACGAGCCGGCCACCGGGTCCCTGGCGGCCGGCCTGCCGGGTCTCACGGCCGCCCTGGCGGGTATCGCCCCCGCCCTCGGCGCCCTGGAGGCGACGCTGCCCGGCCTGACCGCCGACGTCCGGGCCGACACCCGCCCCCACGGGCCTCGGGTGCACTCCGTGGAGCCCGAGCGCCGCATCGAGTACATGACGCGCATCAGGGAGAGCCGATGACTGCCGCCCAGCACAACCTGGTCATCGAGCAGCACGCCACCTTTCGCCGCGAGATCCGTTGGAACGACGCGGCCGGCAACCCGATCAACCTCACTGGATACCGCATCCGCATGCAGGCCCGGCAGGAGCACTCATCCTCAACCGTTCTGCTGGACTTCGACACGGCAGCTCTCGGCCCCGGCATGACCATCGGCCCGCTCAACAGCACCGGCGTCATCTCCATCGCCCTCTCGCCCACGGCGACGGCCGCTCTGAGCTTCCAGAACGCCCGCTACGACCTGATCGCCATCGCCCCGGGCGGTGAGACGCACCGGCTGATCGAAGGCCGCATGTCCGTAGTGCCGGCGGTGACGCGATGAGCGACTTCAAGCTCGTCGTCCAGCAGGAGGACACCGAGCTCTGGGTCGACTACCCGGTCAACGCCCTCACCCTCTCGCAGGGCGGCCAGCAGGGACCCCCGGGACCGCCCGGAGTTCCCGGCGCTCCTGGCGGCTTCGTCTACGAGCACACGCAGTCCGTGGCCGCAGCCACGTGGGTGATCAACCACAACATCGGCCGTCGGGTCCACGTGTCCGTCTTCGACTCCTCCGGCCGCCAGGTCGAGACCGACGTCGAGCACGGCACCACCAACCAGACGAGCGTCATCTTCGCCACGCCGACGACCGGATCGGCCGTTATCTCTTAGGAGTTGGAAGCACATGGCCATGCAGGTCGGCAACGGGCTGGATCTCCAGAACCAGCGCATACAGAACCTCGCGGACCCCTCGGCGGCGACCGACGCCGTCACCAAGCAGTACGCGGACGCGCTGTCGAGGAACCTGGCCTGGAAGATGGCGGTCCGCGTCGCCACCACCACCAGCGGCACCCTGAGCAGCGCCTTCGCCAACGGCCAGACGGTCGACGGCGTCACCCTGGCCACCGGCGACCGCATCCTGATTAAGGACCAGTCCTCCGGGGCCGAGAACGGCATCTACACCGTCAACGCCTCCGGCGCCCCCACCCGCGCCGTGGACGCCGACTCGGCCGACGAGCTGAAGGGCGCCACCGTCACCGTGCTGGAAGGCACGGTCAACGCCGACCGCGTCTTCCGGCTGATCACCGACAACGTCACCCTGAACACCACCGCACTGTCCTGGACGCAGCTCGGCGGCGCGGGGCAGACCTACTCGGCCGGCGACGGTCTCAGCGAGTCCCCCGCCGGCACCTTCAACGTCGCCACCGGCACCGGCCTGGAGATCAACTCCGACGCCGTCCGGATCGCCGCGGGAGCGGCCGGAGCCGGTCTCACCGGCGGCGGCGGCTCCGCCCTGGCGGTCGGCGCCGGCAGCGGTATCACCGTCAACGCCGACGATGTCGCCCTGGCCTCCAGCACCGCCGGAGCCGGCCTCACCTTCACCACCGGCGTCCTGGCCGTCGGTGCCGGCAGCGGCATCAGCGTCACGGCCGACGCGGTCGCCGTGGACGCCACCGTCGTCCGCCAGTACGCGACGAGCATCGGGGACGGCTCCGCCACCTCGTACGTCGTCACCCACGGCCTCGGTACCCGCGACGTGCAGGTCACCGTGCGGGAGACCGCCAGCCCCTACGCCGAGATCATGACCGACAACGAGGCGACCTCCACCACCACGGTCACCATCCGCTTCGCGTCGGCGCCCACGAGCAACCAGTACCGCGTCATCGTGCAGGGCGCAGCGTAAGCAGGGAGGGCATAACCCGCGATGCCGAAACTGCTCAGCCCGCGCACCTTCGCCAGGGCCTTCGACGTCCGCGCCTTCGGGGCGAAGGGCGACAACAGCACCAACGACCAGGCCGCGATCCAGGCAGCCCTGGACGCCGCGGCGACGGCCGCCACCACCGAGGGCGGCGCCCTGGTCGTCATCCCGCCCGGCAAGTACAAGATCAGCTCCGGTCTTCTGGTGAAGTCGGATGTGACGATCCAGGCGTACGGCGCCTACATCTTCGCCGGGGCCGGCAACTTCGAGATGCTGCGCAACTACGAGGGCGGCGAGTCCGGATACACCGGCAAGAGCCGCATCACGGTCCTCGGCGGCACCTGGGACGGCAAGGGCCAGTCCTGGGCCATAGACAACAGCGCGAACATCATGGCCTTCATCAACTGCAAGGCCATCACGGTCCGGGACGTCACGATCCGGAATGTGGCCTCGTACCACGCCATCGAGGTCCAGGCCGTGGACGGCGCCGTGATCGACGGCTGCCGGTTCGAGGGCTTCAAGGACAACACCACCGGCACGATGCGGGTCTTCTCCGAGGCGATCCAGATCGACGTCAGCGGGTCCTCCACGGCCTGCAAGAACGTCAGCGTCACGAACTGCTACCAGGGCCCGGCCGAGGACGGCTCCGGGCTGGGGGTGTTCGGCCGCCTGGTCGGCAGCCACACCGACGCCGCCGGCCTGTTCCATACCGGCATTCGGATCATCGGGAACACGTCGAACGGGTCCCTGGACAACTCAGTGCAGGCGTACTCCTGGACTGACTCGGTCATCGCCAACAACACGCTCCTGAGCCCCGGCAGTGTCGGTGATGGAAGCTGCATCGAGGTGACCGGCAACGCGGCCAACGTCGTGCAGCGCATCGTGATCGACGGAAACACCTGCAAGGATTTCAAGATCGCCGCGGTGTACCTGAACGGTGCTTCCGGCCGAGAGATCCGGGACTGCACGGTCTCCAACAACGTGATCACGGCGACCGCGAACACCAACCCGGCCATTTCGCTGAGCTTCGCCAACTACTGCACGGTGATCGGCAACTCCCTCGGGCCGACGAATAACCGCGGCATCACGATCAGCGGCTCCCACTTCAACAACATCAACGGCAACACCATCCGGTCCACCGGAGCCGACGGCATCTTTCTGAGCGGCAGCGCGCAGTGCCTCGTCGCCAACAACCGCATCAGCGACACCGGATGGCACGGCATGCTGATCGGCGCAACCTCTCAGAACAACTTCATTCAGGGCAACTACTTCCGGAAGTGCGGCAGCGCCACACACAACACGTACTCCGGCATCCAGATCAGCAACCTTGCGAACAATGACAACTGCATCATGGGCAACCGAATCCAGCGCGGCGAAACCGGCACCGGTCATAACGCCATGAGAGCAGCCATCGAGATCCTGGGCACGACGCCCGTAGACATCTCCATCATCTTCAACAGTATCGAAGGCTGGGCGGAATACTCCAACACGGCGGCAAGTTCGACCGTCACGACGCCGCAGACGACTTTCAACAGTCGAGCGATCGTGACCGGCGGCGAAGCGTTCCTTCAGAACCTTGTCACCGATATCACCCCGTCGGCCGCCACCGCCAACCAGCATCGCGCGTAAGGGGGCGAGATGGCCAAGAAGACCAGCCTGGAGGAAGAGATCGCCTCCGGCGATCGCAGGCGCCAACTCACCGCCCTCCGGGACTACGTCGCGCACGAGCTCGAAGCCAACCGGTGCCGCTCCTGCCAGATGTCCCAGCTCCGCACCGGCGACACGGCCTCCCTGGTGCTCCGTCTACAGAAGATCTGCGAAGAGCTCGCAGCTCTTCCGGCTGAAGGTGGGGAGGTGAGCCGCCTTGCAGTCATACGAGGAGGCGTCACCTCTCGGACACCAGATGCCAAGACTGCAACACCTGCCCCCTTCGGTCGGAAGTCTGGGACGCGAAGTAGCTGAGCTTTCGGCCCTGGCGGGCTTGAATCTCGACCCGTGGCAGGTCTGGACGATGGAGCAGGCGTGCGCCGTCAAAGAGCAGACCTTCTATAACGAATTCACTGACGAGTGGCAGCGCATGTGGGCCGCCTTCGAGGTCGGCCTAGTCGTTAGTCGGCAGAACGGAAAAGGTTCGATTCTTGAGGCCCGTGAACTGGCGGGCCTCTACCTTTTCGGTGAACGTCTCATCATCCACTCGGCCCACCAATTCGACACCTCCAAAGAGGCGTTCGCCCGCATCCTGATGCTGATCGAGCAGACGCCCGACCTGGAAGCCGAAGTGAAGCGTGTATCCCGCTCCCACGGCGAGGAAGGCATCGAGCTCAAGAGCGGCCAGCGCCTCCGCTTCCGCACCCGGACCAAGGGCGGCGGCCGTGGCTTCACCGGTGACTGCCTGATCCTGGACGAGGCCATGTACCTGGACTCCAGCCAGGTCGGCGCCCTGATGCCGACGCTGTCCGCCAGGCCCAACCCGCAGCTCTGGTACACCGGCTCGGCCGGCGACAAGGAGTCCACCCAGCTCGGCCGCGTCCGCTCCCGCGCGCTGAAGCACAACGACCACCGCCTCTTCTACGCCGAGTGGTCCATCGACGCCTGCACCGACTTCTGCCTGTCCACCTGCACCGACCACGACGACCCGACCGCGGTCTCCTCCTTCGCCAGGGCCAACCCCGGCCTCGGAATCCGCATCAGCGTCGAACACGTCCAGTCCGAGCAGCGCTCCATGGACCCCGACACCTTCGCCCAGGAGCGCCTAGGCGTCGGTGACTGGCCCGTGGACGGCGACCAGTGGGCCGTCATCGGTGAGGACTCTTGGAAGGCCCGCACGGACGAGGCCAGCTTCATCCTGGACGGCAAGGACGACTTGCTGCTCCTGGCCGTCGACACCAGCCCGAACCGGGCCTTCTCCTCCATCGGGGCCTGCGGCAAGAACCCCGACGACCTCCTGCACGTCGAGATCACTGGCTACGAGCAGTACGACCACCGCCCCGGCACTCAGTGGGTCGTCCCCCGCCTGAAGGAGCTGTGGGCCTCCCTCCGGCCGGCGGCCGTCGTCATCGACAAGGTCGGCCAGGCCGGCGCCTTCATCGGGGAGCTCGAAGAAGCCGGCATCAAGGTGCTCTCTCCGACCACCTACGAGTACGCCCAGGCGTGCGGCGAGTTCTACTCCGGCATCGTCCCCCGCAAGGGCGAGACACCGCGCATCGTCCACATCGGCCAGACGCCGCTCACCAATGCGGTAGCCGGCGCCGACAAGCGCGACCTCGCCGATAAATGGGCCTGGGACAAGAAAAACTCCTCATCAGACATATCTCCGCTCGTCAGCGTCACTCTCGCGGCGTGGGGATACCGCAAGCTGCTCCACGAGCGTCCTGCGGCAGCCGCCCCATGGGTAGTTCGGAGGTAACGCGCTTTGACCAGGGCGGAAGCGCTCATCGCGCTCGTCATCGCATTTCTCCTCATGACCGCCGGAGTCATCTGGCTCTTCGGGCCATACGGGCTCGTCGGCAGCGGTCTCGCACTCGGCGGCATCGTCAGCGCCATAAACATCAGGGGTGAGCGAGATGGCTAAGATATGGTCCTCGCTTTTCCGGGGCGCCCCCGAAGCAGAGCAGCGGTTGACGATAGACGACTGGATGGAGAACGTCCTCCACTACCAGAACAACGCCTACGCCATCGGCGGCGGCCCGCCGGTCAACGGCACCTCCGAGGGGGTGCCCAGCGACTTCCTCGGCTACGTCCAGTCCGCCTACAAGAGCTCCGGCATCGTCTTCGCCTGCATGCTCGCGCGGATGCTGGTCTTCTCCGAGGCGCGCTTCCAGTTCCAGCAGATGCGCCAGGGCCGGCCGGCCGACCTCTTCGGCACCAAGGATCTCGCAGTCCTGGAGAAGCCGTGGCCGTCCGGTCAGACCGGCGACCTCCTGGCGCGGGCGATCCAGCACGCCGACCTGGCCGGCAACCACTACGCCGTCCGCAGCGGCAGCCGCATCCGCTGGCTCCGCCCCGACTGGACCGAGATCATCCTGACCAAGCCGCCCGAGGAGGCCGTCGAGTGCGACGTCGCCGGCTACCTCTACAAGCCTGGCGGTACGCAGGACAGGGACCGGTGGAAGCTCTACCCGGTGGACGGCTCTCAGGGCCGTATCGCCCACTGGGCGCCGATCCCGGACCCCGAGGCCATGTACCGCGGCATGTCGCCCCTCACCCCGATCATCCGTGAGATCGCCAGCGACAAGGCCGCCACCCGCCACAAGGGCAAGTTCTTCGAGAACGCGGCGACTCCGGCGATAGCGGTGTCCTTCAAGGAGACCGTCACCCAGGAGCAGTTCAACGAGTTCATGGCGGCCATGGACGCCTCACACGCCGGAGTCGAGAACGCGTACTCCACGCTCTACCTCGGCGGTGGGGCGGACGTGAAGCCGCTGACCTACGACCTGCGCCAGCTGGATTTCCGCAACACGCAGGGCGCCGGCGAGACCCGCATCGCCGCGGCCTTGCGCGTCCACCCGGTGGTCGTCGGCCTCTCTGAGGGCATGCAGGGCTCCTCCCTGAACGCCGGCAACTTCAAAGCGGCCAAGGACGGCTTCGCGGACGGCTGCATGCGCCCGCTGTGGCGGTCCCTGTGCGCGGCTTACGAGAACCTGGTCCGCGTCCCCGAGGACGCCCGGCTCTGGTACGACGACCGCGATATCGGCTTCCTCAAGGACGACGTCGCGCAGCTCGCTGAGATCCAGACCATGGAAGCGACGACGATCACGAAGTTGATCCAGGACGGCTACACGCCCGAGTCGATCATCGAGGCCGTCCGAAAGCAGGACTGGACGCTCCTCAAGCACACCGGCCTGTACTCCGTGCAGCTCCAGCCCCCACTGCCGAACGGCCCGGAGGGCGAAGGGCAAGTCGGCGGGCCCCGCCCGTACCGGCCCCAGTCGCAGCAGCCGAAGCCGGCCGCTCCGGCAGCGAAGAAGACCACCGCGCCCGCACCCAAGAAGCCTCCGGCGAAACCGTAAGGGAACAGGATCATGCGCTTTTTCAACAACGTGCTGCGGCGCGGCCAGCAGGTGACGCTGAAGGCCGGCGGCGCGCAGACGTCCAGCACCACCGGCGAGGCCGTGAACACCGGCGAGGGCGCGGTCGCTGTGGTCGACGTAGTCGTGACCGCCGCTTCCGGCACCACGCCGACGATGACGGTCGTCGTGGAGGGCTCGAACGACGGCACGGCCTGGGTCGAGCTGGGCACCATCGGCGCCGGCGGCTACCGAGCGGGCAGCTCCGGCTCTGCGCCGGCCAACTTCACCGCGGCGGCCACCAGCTCCGGCGCTTTCCCGGCACCCGAGTTCATCCGGACCCGCAGCGTCATCGGCGGTACGACCCCCTCCTTCACGTACTCCGTGAGCGCCGTCATCGGCGGCTGACCGACCACCCACTTCTGGGCCCTGCTCCTTCGGGAGCGGGGCCCTTTTGCATGCCCGCAAGGGAGTTGAAATGACCGACCCACCCGACCGGCTCTGCTTGCGGGCCGTGGACTTCACGCCTGTTGGCGAGTCCGAACGCTCCGGCGAAACAGGCGACGGCCGAACGCTCGAAGGCTACGCAGCGGTTTTCAACACGGACACCGAAATCAACTCGTGGGAAGGACAGTTCAGCGAGCGAATCGCTCCTGGCGCCTTCAAGAAGACCATCCGCGAGCGCACGCCGGTGCTCCAGTTCGACCACGGCCACGACGTACGCACGGGCTCTGTCCCCATCGGCAAGATCGAAACGCTTGCCGAGGACGGAGAGGGCCTGTTCGTCTCCGCCCGACTCTTCGACAACCCGGTGGTCGAGCCCATCCGGCAGGCGATCGAAGCCGGCGCCATCAGCGGCATGAGCTTCCGCTTCAAGGTAGTCCGCGACGAGTGGACCGACGGCGACGGAAAGCGTATCCGCGACCGCGGCGAGCTCCTGGAGCTGCTGTACGAAGCGGGCGACCGCGGCCCCCTCCAGCGAACCATCAAGGAAGTCAAGCTCTTCGAAGCCGGCCCGGTCGTATTCCCGGCCTATCCCGAGACTTCCGTCGGCGTCCGCTCCCTTTCCGAGGGCGAACGCGAGCAGTACGTGCAGACCCTCCTTGAGGCAGCGCCCGAGGACGAGGAACGCACCACCGAACCTCCCGCAGAAGAAGCCCCGGTGGTCCCGGAAGTGGAGACCGAGGAAACGCGGGTCGACCCCGTTAGCGCCGCTCCCCAGAGCACCCCGACGGGACACGCAGAAACACCTCCCACGCCGCAAAAGGCGGCCCCCGAAACACGAAAGGCAAGTGTCCCCATGGAGACCATGACCGTCGAGGAGCGCGCGTCGCGCCAGGGCGAGATCCGCTCTCGACTCACCGAGATCGACACCGAGTACAGCGGCGCCGAGCTGCCCTCCGACATCGCCCGCGAGTGGGACGACCTCAACGAGGAGATGAACACCCACCAGCGCGCCATCGAGGCGGCCAACGCCCGCGCCGAGCGCCTGCGCGAGCTGGCCGACGACAAGGCCCACCGCGAGCCCGGCGTCGACCAGGGCCGCCGCTCCCCCGCCTTCCACCGCCGCGCCGAGAACATCTACGACCTCAGCGCGATCCGCCACGAGGCCCGCAACGTGGACGAGATGGCCGGCCTCTACCGCGACAACGCCATGCGCGCCATCGAGCAGGGACGGTACGCCGGTGTCAACAAGGAGGCGGCCCAGGAGCGGATCTCCCACCTCCTGGACACCGTGGACGACAAGCACGGCACCCTCGCCAAGCGCGTCCTCCAGACCGGCTCCCCGCTCTACGAGCGCGCCTTCGGCAAGCTGGCCTCGTCCCTCTCCCCGGACGGCCTCACCACCGAAGAGCGTGCCGCGCTGGCGGTCGGCACCGGCCCGACCGGCGGCTACGCGGTTCCGTTCGCTCTGGACCCGACGCTGATCCTCACCAGCTCCGGCCGCATCAACCCGCTCCGGCGCTACGCCCGAGTCGAGTCGATCACCACGAAGGCGTGGCAGGGCGTGACCACGGCCGGCATCACCGTCTCCCGCTCCGCGGAGGCAGCTGAGGTCGCGTCGAACGAGCCGACCCTGGACCAGCCCGAGGTCACCCCGACCCGAGTGACGGGCTTCATCCCGTTCTCGATCGAGATCGACCAGGACTGGAACCAGATGCGCTCGGAGATGGCGCGGCTGCTCCAGGACGCCAAGGACGAGGAGGAGTCCGTCTCCTTCGTCACCGGCTCCGGCACCGGCACCAACCCCCAGGGCATCGTCACCGGCGCCACCACGCTGGTGGAGTCCGCCACCACGAACACCTTCGTGGCTGGCGACGTCTACAAGCTGGAGGAGGCCCTGCCCCCGCGCTGGCGCGAGGGCGCGCACTTCCTCGGCAACAAGATGATCTACAACAAGATCCGCCAGTTCGCCGCCACCGACGGCCACGCCCTGTGGACCCGGATCGGCGCCGGCCAGCCGGCCGAGCTGCTGGGCTACCCGGCGCACGAGGTCTCGGCCATGTCCGCCGACACCACCTCGGAGACCGTGCCCTACCTCGTCTTCGGTGACCTCAAGCAGTTCCTGATCCTGGACCGCGTCGGCATGAGCGTCGAGCTCGTCCCGCACCTGCTCGGCCCGAACCGCCGGCCCACCGGCCAGCGCGGCCTGCTCGCCATCTGGCGCAACACCTCCCGGGTGCTCGTCCCGGGTGCCTTCCGCGCCCTGGTCAGCGACACGCCGTAACCGGTAACCGGGAGGAGTGCAGAAACGATCCTGCACTCCTCCCGGGCACCGCCCCAGCAAGAGGAGCAACATCATGAGCGAAGGCAAGATCTACATCGCTCGGGAGACCTTCGCCATCGGCGCACGTCGCATGATCCAGAAGGGCACCACGGTCCGCGAGGGCCACGAGCTACTGAAGACGCACGGCGGCCTCTTCGACGTCCTCAAGATCGACTACGAGTACGAGGCGCCGAAGCAGGAGGTCCCGGCCCCCAGGCCCGAGCCCGCCCGCAAAACCGCCGCCCCGAAGCCGGTCGCGAAGGACACCCCAAAGGCCCTGCCCTCCAAGGAGTAAGGCATGGCCATAGGCGACCCGTACGTCACGCTGACCGAATTCAAGGAATACGCGAACATCAAGCCCGGCACGATCGGACTGGACCTCACCGCGGAGATGGCTATCGAAGCCGCGAGCAGCGAGGTCGAGCGGATCTGCAACCGGCAGTTCAACAAGGCGACTTCGGCCACCGCCCGGGTCTACCGGCCGGACCGGTCAGGCGTGGTCCACGTCGACGATTTCTACACCACCGACGGGCTGCTGGTGGAGGTCGCCACGGGGCCGACTACCTGGCAGGTCGTCCCCCTGGCCGACTACGAGGTAGGGCCCGCGAACGGCATTGTGGACGGGCAGCCCGGCTGGCCCTTCTACCGGCTCACCGGCCGCGCCCTGCTGCGCTACAGCCTCCGCCTGGCTTCCGTCCGCGTGACGGCCAAGTGGGGCTGGTCGGAGGTCCCCGGTCCCGTGAAGCAGGCGTGCCTGATCATCGCCTCTGAGGCGTTCAACATGAAGGACGCCCCCTTCGGGGTCGCCGGCATGGACATGTGGGGCCCGGTCCGTATCCGAGACAACCGCGTCGCGGCCAGCAAGCTCGCTCGCTACGCCCGACACAAGCTGCTGGTGGGCTGATTGATGGCCAGCCTTAGCGAGATACGCAAAGCCCTGGCGACCGTGATCCGGCAGAACGTAACCGTCGAGTTGCAGGACTACTCCGAAGTTCCGGACGTCCTGCGGCTCCCGGCCATCGTCGTGAAGCCGTCCACCGGAGACTTCACCGGCGCCTTCCAGCGCGGCCTGGACACGTGGGAGTTCGAGGTCTACGTCCTGGTCGCACGCCAGAACAGCCAGACACAGCAGGAGCTCCTGGACGAGTTCCTGACCGGCGCGGGGCCGAACAGCATTCGCCGCGTCGTCTACGAGAACCCCACGCTCGGACGTAGCGACGTCATCGACGCCATGGTCAAGCGAATGAGGGGCTACGGCGGGACGTTCCAGGCGGCGCAGGTGCAGCACACCGGCGCCATCCTCACCGTGACCGTTCATACGGACGGAAGCAACTAAGAAAGGTTGAGCCCCGATGGCGGCACTCAGCACACACAACATCGTCAACGCGGGAACGAAGCCGACCTTCGTTGCCGCCGCTGCATCCGACACCGCAGAGATCGGTAGCGGACACAACACGTTCGTCGTCTACCGGAACACCGACTCGAACGCGAAGACCGTCACCGTCACCGTGCCCGGCCAGACGGAGTACGGGCAGGCGTACACCTACGCCGGCCTCACTCTGGCCGCCACCACCGGGGAGCTCTGGATTCCCATGCGGAAGGCGTTCGACCCGGCAGACGGTTCGAGCCGCGCGACCCTGAACGTCGCCGGCACCGGCGGCGTCACCGGCGTCACCGTGGCTGTCGTGAGGATGAGCTGATGCACAAGCCTGCGATCCAGCCTCCGCGGCCCGAGAAGCCCGAGCCCGGTGTGCACGCATACAAGGTCGTCGGCCCGCACGCGGTCGACGGCGTCCAGCCCGGCGACACCGTCGAGCTGGAGCTGACCGAGGAGCAGGAGCAGATCATGGTCGACGCCGGCCACCTGGAGCCCGTTCTGCCGGACTACCCCGACGGGGAGCCCCAGCCCGAGGAGTCCGGCCCGGAGGCCGAGGCCGCCGAGGACCAGGCCGACCCCGACGCCGACGCCCCCGACCCCGACACCAGGGGCCCTGAGGCGCCCGAGCCCGACCCCCAGGACGAGCCGGCACCCGGCGACCCTGCGGCCGGCGACGGCGCGGCCGACGTGATCAACGGCGACGGAGCCGGCTCCGACAAGTAGTCCCCGCACCACCTGAAAGCCCTCACGGGAAACCCGTGGGGGCTTTTTTCATGCCCTTTTGCAGACACGTTTCTGCACCGTGCGGCCGTTCCTGGCCGTTGTTAAGGAGAAAGCACAATGGCCAAGCTCGTACTGCGAGACTGCTTCATCGAGGTGAACGGCGTCGACTTTTCGTCGCACGTTTCCTCGGTGACGGTGAACCTCGTCAAGGACGAAATCGACACCACAAACTTCGGCGGTGACGGCCGTGAGCGGGCCCACGGCCTGAAGGACGACAGCTTCGAGCTGAACTTCCAGCAGGACTTCGCGGCCGGCGAGGTCGACGCGACCCTGTACCCGCTGTGGAACCTGGAGACCGAGTTCCTGGTGAAGGTGCGCCCCCGCGCCAGCGCCAAGTCGGCCACCAACCCCGAGTACTCCGCGACCTGCATCCTGCTGGAGTACCAGCCCCTCGCAGGAGACGTCGGTGACCTCTCCGAGACCGAGGTGACCTTCCCGGCGCAGCGTCAGGGCATCGTCCGCGCCACGGCCTGATGCCTCAGTACGTCATCGTCACCGGTCCCGAATTCCGGCGGGTGGAAGCGGCGTTGGCCAAGGTCGACGCCGCCTTCCCCGAGCGGTTTCGGGACCGGATCGAGAACCTGGCAGAGCCTCTGGCCGCCAAGGCGCGTGCGCGCGTACTGGCGCTGCCGACCCCCGGCAACGCGGGGCACACCGGCCTGCGCGCCCGTGTAGCCGAAGGCGTCGCCGTAAGAGTCAGCGGCCGTGCCGGCGTCCGCATCACCACGTCCATGAGCGAGCCCGACGAGCGGATTATCCCGCGCGGTCTCGACCGGAGGAGCGGCTGGCGTCACCCCCTTTTCGGTGACCGAGACCGGTGGTTTTCCAACCCCGGCTACTCCTGGTTCATGGACACCATGGACGACTCTCAAAACGAATTCGAGAACGGCCTCACTGAATTGATCGAAGACTCCGCCAGGGAAATAGCCGACGCCGGCGGATTCAGGCCGTAACAGACCGGAGCAGGCAGAGGTTCGCGGGTGCCTCTGCCTGCTCCTTTTCTTACCCGCTGACCCGCAAAGAAAAGGAGTTACCCGCAATGGGCTTTCTGACGAAGGAACAGATCTTCGCCGCCGACGACCTCCCCGTTGAGATCGTCCACGTCCCCGAGTGGGGTGGTGACGTCCGCCTCAAGATGCTCACCGCCGCCGAGCGCGACGCTTTCGAGGCGTCCACCGTCCAGATGCGCGGCGGAAAGCAGAAGCAGAACCTCGCCAACCTGCGTGCCCGCCTGGTCGCCCTCTGCATCGTGGATGAGGAGGGCCGCCGGATATTCCAGTCCGGCGACGTCACCCGCCTCGGCAACAAGTCGGCCTCCGCGCTTCAGCGCCTCTTCGACAAGTGCAACGAGATGAACGCGCTGTCCGAGGACGACATCGAGGAGCTGACCGAGGGTTTCGAAGAGACCCCGGCCGAGGATTCAAGTTCCAGCTAGCCAAGGCCCTGGGCCAGCCCTGTGAGGAACTGCTCCGCCGCATGTCATCCCGCGAGTTCGCGGAATGGCAGGCGTGGCACAGAGCGACTGGGGCGCTCACCGATGAATGGCAAGCCGAACTGCTGGCCTCTCTTCATGAGTTGCTGCAATTCCAGGCTTACCTCACAGGGCAGGCCCACTTCACCGACAAGCATCACAAGAAGGGCCCAGCGCCGAAGCCGGAGCATTACAAGCGCCGGTACGAATTGCTCGGCCCGCTTTCTCCTCTTGAAGAGGAGGACGAAGACGACGACTGGGTGACGCCGCCGTTTGGCGAGACAACTGAAGACGGGGAATAGTAAATGGCCACGGTTACAAGCCTCGGCTTCAGCATCTTCAGCCGCTACGACGGTAACGGCGTCAGCCAGGCCCGACGAGACATCGCGGGATTCCGCAACGAGCTCGTCGCCGCCGACCGCTCCATAGTCAGCGCCACTCGCCGCTTCCAGGGCCTCCAGGTCGCGGCCGTCGCCATCGCCCCCGCGCTGCTCCCCGTCGCCACCGTGGCGGCGGCCAACGCGGGGGCCCTGGCCGCCATGGGAGTGTCGGCCGGCACCGCCCTCGGGGTGTTCGGCGCGGCCATGGGCGGCGCGATCAAGAACACCCTCAGCCTGCGGGACTCCGTCCAGCAGCTCAAGGCCAACCTCGACCAGCAGCGGGCGACCCTGGCCACCCTGGAGCCGGGCACCGAGGCGTACGCCAAGCAGCTCCTCAAGGTCTTGCAGGCCCAGCAGGAGTACGACGCCGCGCTGCGCAGGATGACTCCCGCACAGCGGGCCTTCCTCCAGTCGCTCGACGCACTCACGGCTTCCTGGCAGCGCTTCATCTCCCAAACTCAGAACCAGAGCTTGGGAGTTGCAACCACAGTCCTTGCGGCAATGGCGGTCGCGGTCGGCAAACTGAAGCCGCTCTTCGACGCCGTCGTGCCCAGCATGCAGGGCGTAGCCAACGCCATCGCCGCCTGGCTGAAGGGCGACGGCTTCGAGCGGTTCATCCAGGTCGTCATGACCCAGGGTGTCCCCTCACTGAATGCCCTGATCGCTGCCGGCCGCTCCATGGCCACGGTTCTCGGTGAGGCGTTCCGCGCCTTCGCCCCCCTGGGCACCGAGCTGGCCAACAGCCTGGCACGCGGGGCCGCGGAGCTGGCGAAGTGGTCCACCGAGGGTGGCTTCATCCGCTTCATCCGGGAGGCCCGCGCCCAGACGCCGGCCGTTCGCGAAATGCTCGACGCTCTGTGGGCCGCATTCAAGAACATCCTCGCGGCCATGCAGCAGCTCGCGCCCGTTTCCATGACCCTGATCACGGTACTGGCGCAGATTGTCGCGGCCATACCTCCCGGGGTAATCGCAGCCATCGCCCAGGCGTTCGTCGCTTGGCGCGTCGCCATTCTCGGCATGATGGTCATTCAGGGCGTGGCGGCTCTCTTTACCGCCTTCGTTCACGTCCTCAGTCTCCTGCGCGGCGCCGTCATGGTGGCCATCACCGTCTGGCGCGCATTCAACCTCGCTTTCATCGCAACGCCGATCGGCGCTGTCATTACGGCCATCGTCGCTCTGGTGGCCGCGTTCGTGATCCTCTGGAACAAGTGCGAGTGGTTTCGCGAGTTCTGGATCAACTGGTGGAACAACATCAAGCAGGAAGCCTCTACTGCTTGGCAGTGGATTCAGATGGCGTGGAACGCCGTCGGGTCCGCCATGGTCACCGCCTGGCAGGCCGTTTCCGGTGCCCTGGTCACCGCCTGGAACGCCACATGGTCCGGCATCTCCACCGCCGTACAGGCCATCTGGACCGGCCTGACGACCGCCTGGAACGCCGTGGTCAACGGCTTCCAGGTCGTGTGGTCGGCTGTCGGCGGTGCCCTTTCCGCTGCCTGGTCCGCAGTCTGGGGAGCTATCCAGGTAGCGGCCACCGCCGTTTGGAACGCCCTCCAGACCGGATGGCAGGTGTTCGTCGGCACCCTCCAGACCATCTGGAGCGCCGTCGGCGGTGCCCTGTCCGCCGCCTGGTCGGCCGTCTGGAACGCGATCAGCGTCGCGGCCACGGCCATCTGGTCCGCCCTCCAAGCTGCGTGGTCCGCGTTCATCACCGGACTCCAGACCATCTGGAGTACGGTCTCCGGTGCCCTCTCTGCCGCCTGGTCGGCCGTCTGGAACGCGATCAGCGCGGCAGCGATGGCGGTGTGGAACGCCCTCCAGACCGCGTGGTCGGCTTTCATCACCGGCCTCCAGACCATTTGGAGCACGGTCTCCGGCGCCCTCTCCGCGACCTGGTCTGCGGTGTGGAACGCGATCAGCGCGGCGGCCACGACCATCTGGTCAGCCCTCCAGGCTGCCTGGTCCGCCTTCGTCTCCGCGCTTCAGACCGTCTTCTCCGCGGTCTCCGGCGCCCTCTCCGCGGCCTGGTCCGCGTTCTGGTCCGGAGTCCAGTCAGCCGCGCAGACCGTATGGTCCGCCCTCCAGGCCGCCTGGCAGGCGTTCCTGTCGGCCCTTCAGTCGGCCTACCAGACGATCAGTTCGGCGCTTTCCGCCGCCTGGTCGGCCTTCTGGTCCGGGCTCCAGACGGCTGCACAAGCCGTATGGTCCGCAATCCAGACGGCTTGGTCTGCGGTGCTCACCGCGATGCAGACCGCATGGTCGGCCTTCAGCAGCGCGCTGACGGCCGCCTGGAACGCCTTCTGGACCGCCGTCCGGACGGCTGCGCAGGCAGTGTGGACTGCGCTTCAGACTGCCTGGAGCGCCTTCCTCACCGCGATACAGACGGCATATACGACGTTCAGCGCTGCGCTGACGGCGGCCTGGAACCTGTTCTGGAACGCCATTCGCACTGCTGCCCAGACCATATGGACAGCGCTGCAAACGGCGTGGACAGCCTTCCTCAACCTCCTCCGAACCGCGTACAACACCTGGTCTGCCGCCCTCACGGCAGCCTGGAACGCCTTCTGGACCGCTCTTCGCGCGGCAGCGCAGGCCATCTGGAATGCACTGTCCGCCTCGTGGCAGGCCCTTCTCAACCTGCTGCGGAACACGTATAACACGTGGTCGGCAGCCCTCAGAGCGGCCTGGCAGGCGTTCTGGACGGCGGTACGCACGGCGGCCCAGACCATCTGGAACGCCATGTCGGCGTCGTGGCAGGCACTCCTTACCGCGCTTCGCAACGCCTGGAACACCTTCAGCAGCGCTATCCGCACGGCGTGGAACGCCACGTGGAACGCCCTGCGAGACATCGCGCGAACGATCTGGAACCAGATCGGCGGAATTATCGAGCGTGCGATCAACGGTGTTATCGGGATCGTGAATGCCCTGATCAAGGGTTTCAACAACGTCACGTCGTTTCTCAGCATTGACGTCAAGATCGGGGAAATCGGCACAGTCAACTTCCCCACCCTGGCAACGGGCGGCATCGTCACGTTCGCGTACGGCGGCATGACCGGCAAGCCGTGCCCGGAGATGCAGGGTTACGCCGCAGGCGGACCCGTCAACCTCCGCAAGGGCGGCACGCTACGCGGCTACGCGCCCGGCAAGGACACCGTGCCGGCGATCCTGTCCAAGGGCGAAGGCGTCCTCACTCCCGAGGCCGTCCGCGGCCTAGGCGGTCCCGGCTTCGTCAACGGCGCCAACCGCAAGTTCGCAGGGCACCGAGGAGCAGGTCGAGGCGCACCCAGTCTCGACAAGTTCGGCGTCCCGCACTTCGCGGTCGGCGGCATGACGTCGGCGGCCCTGGCGCGCGCCGGCGTACCCATGGGTCTGATCTCGCAGGGCGAGTACAGTCACGGCTCGCTGAGCGCCGGAACCCACGCCGGCGGCGGCGCGGTGGACATCTCGTCCACCAGCCCGGCCATGCTGGCTCGGCTCCACGCGGCAGGCTTCGCGGCCTGGATTCGTGGACCCGAGCACGGGATGTCCCCGCACATCCACGCGGTGCTCATGAACCACCCGGAGCTGTCCGGGCCGGCCCGCGCGCAGGTGGCCAGCTTCCGGGCTGGCGGCTCCGGCCTCGGCTCCGGAGGCGGCGGCGCCGGTGGCGGCGGCGGGATACCCAGCTTCCTCCAGAGCATCCTGAGCAAGGCCGGCGAGATCCTGAGCCGCGTCGCTCAGGGCCTCCCGCTCGGCTCACTGCTGGACGGCCTCAGCGGCCTGTTCGGCGGAGGAGGCGGCGGCGGAGGCTCCGAGGAGAAGGAAGACGGCGGCGGCCTGTTCGGCTCCGGCATCGGCCCAGACTTCGGGCCGGACATCACGCCGGGCAAGGACCTGGCCGACGCTGCCAGCAAGGTCATCGGCGGTGCCGCCAAGGTCGCCGGTGGCGTGGCCGGCGCCCTGCTTCCGGACCTCGGAAGCATCGGCAAGATGCTGCTGGGCCTGATCCCGGACGACGCATTCGAGTTCGCCTTCAAGTGGGTGAAGGACCGCCTGTCCGGTTGGGGTAACCCTGCCGGCAACTTCGGCAAAATCCTGATCGCCATGGGCGAGAAAGTCATTAAGGGTGCTATCGATTTCCTGATCGGCAAGAACAAGGAAGCCGAAGCATCCGCTATGGCACAGTTCGCCTCCTTCTCCGTCGCAGGCGCCCAGTCGGTTCAATCCTGGGCTCCGTTGGCGAGGCAAGCGATGGTGATGGGTGGGCTGGACCCGAGCCAGCTCCCCGCGTTCCTCCAGCGCATGCAGATCGAGTCCACCGGTAACCCGAACGCCATCAACAACTGGGACATCAACGCCCGCAACGGCATTCCGTCTCAGGGCCTTATGCAGATCATTCCGCCCAATTTCCAGAAGTACCATGTCCCCGGCACGTCCAATAACATCTTGGACCCGCTGGCGAACATGGCAGCGGCGGCGGCCTACATCAAGGACAGGTACGGCGGGCGAGTCCCGACCGGCAAGGCATACGCCCTCGGAACCCCGGGCGCGCTGCCCGGCCCGGCACTCGTCGGTGAAAACGGACCCGAGATCGTCAACATGCGTGGCGGCGACACCGTCACCCCGGCCAAGGACACTGCGCAGATCCTCAGCAACGCGGCAGCTCCGGCACTCCCGCCGGTGCCCGCCACAGGTATGCCGCAGACCACACCGCTCCAGAGCCCGATCATCGACCAGCTCAAGGCCGCGCCCGAGGGCGAGGGCTGGTTCGGTGACATCATCGCCGCCGCTCAGCACATGCTGGCGACGGCTCAGACGGCCTGGAACGGAACCGTTCAGGCAGGCGTGACCGCTACCCCGGCCATCACGACCACCACAGACCTGGTGGGCAAGAAGGTCGGCGCGGACATACCCGCCAAGCTGGACCTGATGGCGGGCTCCTCGCAGGCCAACTGGTCAGCGATGAACGCCAGCGCCCTGACCAACTGGAACGCGATGCTGGCCACCGTGTTCACCCCTGCCGAGCAGCACCAGGGCACCACGATGCCGCTGACCGCAACGCAGATGAACACGGCGTCCAACCTCGCCTGGACCAACATGAACGCCCAGTCGGCGGCCCAGTGGGTCCTGATGCGGGACTCGACCTTCACCGAGGCCGAACTGCACCAGGGAACCACCATGCCGACCATGGCGACGACGATGCAGACCGCGTCCGACACCGCCTGGACGACGATGAACGCGACGTCTGCCGAGCAGTGGACTGGAATCCGAGACGGCCAGGTCGTCCCGTTCGAGACCCACATGCAGACGACGATGCCGGAAGCCGCCACGGCGATGAACGAGGCGGTTGGCGCGGCCTTCACCGCCATGGTGGAGACCATCGTCGCCCAGCTCGACACGGCGATAGCCAAGATCGAGGAGTTCATCGCAGCGACCGAAGCGGCTATCGCTGCTGCGGAAGCTCTCGCGGCGGCCCAGGCCGCTGCCGCCTCCAGTGGCGCCGGCGGCTCCCTGGGCGCGGCGAACGGGAGTGCAGCGGCAGCCCTGTCGGCGGCCGGCATCTCCTCCGGGATGATCGTCCAGGGTCCGTACAGCAACTCGGTGGCGGCTTCGGCCGGTACGCACTCCGGCGGCGGTGTCTATGACATCGCCGGCGGGCCCGAGCTGCTGCCTGCGCTGCACGCGGCCGGCTTCGCGGCCTGGTACCGCGACTGGCCGGGCAACCAGCACATCCACGCCGTCTACTCAGGCGCCAGCGACCTGTCTCCGCAGGCCCAGTGGCAGCTTGACGACTTCCGGCGTGGCGGTGACGGTCTCGGCATTCCCGGCGGTCTCGCCAGCGGGACGTCCGGTGCAAGCCGCGGCTGGAGCTGGATCGGTGAGCGCGGTCCCGAGCTGATGAAGCTCAGGGGCGGCGAGCGGATCAAGTCCAACAAGTGGGCCCGCCGGTACACCGCAGGCGCTCAGCGGGGGACGGCTCGCCTGCTGGATTCGTTCCGGCCGGCCGATTTCGCCTCCCGGTTCATGGACTCCGTCGATGTCTCTGTCTGCCGGACGGAGCGCAGCGACAGCCGGCCGATCCCGGTCGTGCGCAGCGACGGCGGAGAAACCACCATCACGATTCCGATCACGGTGCAAGGAAATCTCGACCACGAGGCAGTTCGTGAGATCGAGAACGAGGTCATTCCCAAGCTGCGCTCGCTCATGCAGCAGGGGGTGGGCAAGGGAAGGTAAAGGGCCATGACGCAATCGTTCCTCATTCTCCCCGACGGGGATGTTGAGAATGATGGCTGGAGCTTTTTCGGTGCCAGCGTCACTCAAATCTGGGAAGCCGTCGGCTACCTTGAGGATGACTGCGGAATCATCTGCCCGAGCTATCGGGGAGGCGCGCAGATCAAGTTCCCGCTTGACTGTGATGACCTCCCCGATGGGGCCATAATCGACTCGGTGACGGTCTTCATTCGCATGAAGACCCAAGCCGGGTCAGGCCCCCGCTGCGTCACCGTGAACGTGCTCTCGTCCGAGAATCCTTCGCGCTACACCACGAGGACTCTGTACGCCAAGAGCACCTACCAGACGTTCGAGGTCGGCACCTACACGACCGACCCCCTGGGCAAGTTCTGGGACATCCACCGGCTCAACAAGCTGCGCCTCCGGTGCTTCTCCTATAACAACCTCTTCGACTCGATTCGCATCACCCAGTTCTACTGCCGGGTGAACTTCCACACCCGCCCGACCGTCAGCGTCCAGGCCCCCGTCGGCACCGTCAACACCCCCTCGCCGGTGGTCAAATGGCGCTACCAGCAGGAGGAGGGCGAACCGCAGAAGAAGGCCGAGTACCGCATCTTCACGGCCGTCCAGGTGGCGAGCAGCACCTTCAGCCCCAGCACCGCCCCGCCCGTGTTCGCCAAGACGGTCCAGGGCGAGGCATCGACCTACACCTTGCCGACGTCGCTGAACCCTGACTCGTACTACGTGTACGTGCGGGTCTACTCGCAGCACAACGCGGTGAGCAACTGGGCCGGCAAGGCATTCACCATTCAGGGGCCGGCCCCGGGCGTCCCCGGCGACGACAACGCCGGTGTGGCCGGCGTCCCCGGCGTCGGTGTCCCCACCGTCGTCCCGGACGCTTTCACCAGCTCGGCGTTCCTTCAGATGCGGGACAGCAGCAACCTGCTGTCCGTCCAGCAAGCCGACTTCGAGATAGCCACTGACCCTCTCGGCTACGTGCCGACGAACGCGGTACTCACCCGGTCGACGGCCACCTACTTCGCCACCGGCGAGGCGTCCATGTCGGTCAAGGCGTCCTCGGCGGCCGACATGTTCGCGGCCACCACGAAGATCGAGGTCGTCGGCGGTGCGCCGGTCACCATCCGCGGCCAGGTGAAGGCCGCGACCTCCGGGCGCACGGCCAAGCTGCTGCTGCGGCAGTACGACACCGATCACGTACTCCTGGACGCCACCGCGGTCCAGGCGCAGGCCACCGACGAGACCGACACCTGGACCGAGATCGTCGCCACCGGCACCACTCTGGCGGCCACCAAGTACGCCGAGCTGGTTCTCCAGGTCGTCGCGCCGGCCATCAACGAGGTGCACTACCTGGACCATGCCGGCCTCATGTACGGCATCGGTACCGCCTGGTCGGACGGCGGGCACGTCTCACGGAACCTCCTCACCTCGTTCCTGGCCACCGGAGACGATCCGGCGCCCAGCTCGGACGCCTGGGTGCAGGCCAACAGCGCGACCACCTGCCAGCGGGTCACCGCGACCGGCCTCGGTTCGCACGGCCTCAAGACGCACCAGATGACGTACAACGCGGTGTCGAGCTCCATCGGCTACCGGGCGACCGGCGCGGTGTTCACCACGCCGACGACCGGCACCAACTACACGCTGAACAAGCCGGCCGGCCTGGCGGACAACGATCTGATGCTGGCCTTCGTCACCTCCACCAGCCACGGCACCATCGTGCCCCCGTTGGGCTGGACGGTGGCGAACACCTCCAGCGTGGATGACGGCTCGACGGACATCGCCCTGTGGGTGCTGAAGCGCACCGGGCTGGCCGCCGACCCCTCCACCTGGACGGGAGCGGTGTCGGCCTCCAGCAGCCGGCGTACGGCCGTCGTGGTGGCCTACAGCGGGGCCGCTCACGCCGATCAGCAGTTCGTCGTGGACAACGTCAAGACCGACACGTCCGGCGCCCTGGTCCACCAGACGCAGACGATCTACAACTCCGACCCGAACGCCTGGCGGGTCGCCGCCTTCGCCGCGAGCGACGACGTATCGGGCGGAACCTTCACCGCGAACAAGCAGCCGCCCGGCTCGTCGGACCCCGGGTCGATCATGTTCGTGGGGCGCTCGTCGGCCTGGAAGCAGCACAGCGACACCACCTCGTTCGTGATCAACAAGCCTGCCGGCGTCCAGTCGGGAGACCTGATGATCGCGGCCGTGGGCTACTCCGGCCAGGTCGATACCGCGACCGCACCCTCCGGCTGGACACAGGTCCGCCGGCTCCACCGCAGCAACGGTGGCAACGGCGACGCACACTCCGGCGATTTCACCATGTTCGTCTACAAGCGGACCGCCGGCGCGAGCGAACCCAACTCCTGGACGGGCACGCACCCTTCCAGCGAGTGGGGCCAGCCGAAAATGACGGTCGCGGTCGCCTACCGCAACGCGGAGACGGCCGCCAACCAGTTCATCGCGGAGAACGGCGGCACCGCGCGGGGAGCTCTGTCGGTGTCCACCGGCACGGTGACCAACACCAACAGCCGCGCATGGCGGATCAGCCTGTTCGGCGCCACCACCCCGTTCGGTGACCAGTGGGACAACGGCGACGTGAAGGAGCGCACCGACGACACCACGTCGCTCAGTGGCTTCCCCGACGTCCACATGGCGTTCTCCGACTCCAACGGGCAGATCTCCACCGGCACGCACTCACGCACCGGCTCCTTCAGCGGCGACGTCTTCACCTCCGCTGGCTGGATCGGGATCATCAAGCCGCTGCCGCTGTCGTCCAACCCTCCGCCCGGAGCCAACGAGACGGAGCGCGTCGACAACAACAACGGCAGCAGCAACCCGTGGATGAGCACCGCGGTCTACGACTCCAACGGCGTCGCCGCAGTCGGCCTCCAGTCCGTCTACGGCACCCTCGCCCCCGGGTCGGGAACATCGGCCAACGCCATGTCGTCCTGGGTCGGCCTCATCAAGCCGGCCGAGGCAGCACAGGCAGGTACGGCGGCGGCGTACACCAACACGACCGTCGACATATCCGACGTGGACGAGACCGTGATCACTTCCGCCAAGGGGAAGGTCACGATCACCGCGCAGTTCCTCGGCTCGACCGCCGGCACCCCGGCTCTCGGGGTCGAGTTCTTCCGGGCCAACCAGAAGATCTCCGAGGCCGCGGCCCTCGGCGCGCCGTTCAACGACACCGACTGGGTGAAGAGCTGGGCGTCGTTCGATGTGCCGGCCGGCACTACCCGGATGCGGCCCAAGCTGTCCGCCATCGGCCGCAGCGTCGGTGACACCGTGCAGTTCGACCGCGTCGGCCTCTCGCTGGGCTCGACCCCTGAGGGCGTCGAGCCGACGTGGAGGGATGGCACGGCCCGGCCGGAGCACCCGGTCTGGTCGAAGCCGATCATCGAGTACCAGGATGACGACGGGACCGGATACGGGGACGCCTGGCGGGTCCTGCCGGGGCAGAAGACGGTGGGCGCCGAGTTCGAGGACGCCAGCGGCAATCTGCTCTACACGGACCACACGATCGTCCCGCTGCACAACCGGCGCTACCGGGTGCAGACGATCTCCTACGGCCTGGCCGGCGACCGCTACGCCTCCGGCTGGGGGCCAGCCAGCAACGAGGCCACGTTCACGGCTCTCGACTGGTGGCTGAAGGACATCAGCGACCTGTCCAAGAACCTGCGCCTGTCGGTGCGGTGGGAAAACCTCGTGGTCGCCACCGCGAACACCGCGACGCAGTTCCAACCCCTGGGCGAGGACTACCCCTTGGTCATCACCGAGGGATACAAGTCGGACACCTTCACACTCAAGATCCACGTCACCCGAGAAGAGCACGCAGCTCTGAAACAGCTCCTCAACAGCGGTCGAACGCTCCTGCTCCAGTCGGACGTCGACCACTCCTGGTGGGTGCGGTCTATCGGGGACCTTTCCTCAGATCTGCTGCCCACCGGGCAGCGCCGTAAGAACCCTCGGCGCTACGTGACCGTCACGTTCGTGGAGGTCGCCCCCGAGGAGTAGAGGCATGGCGCGGCAGACGGACAAGTTCTACGCGACCCTCCGCAAGTCACACACGATCATCTCGTGGGTCGACGTCATCAGCGGAAACCTGGAAACCGTCCGTCTGCCGACCATCGAAGGAGACGTCGGAGTCGACCGCACCGCATCAATCCGGCGCAAGCTGAACCTCCGGTGCGTCGACCCCACCGGGCTGCTCACGCCACGGGCCTCCGGCGAGATCCTGACGCCCCACGGCACCGAGCTGCGCCCCTACCGAGGCATCGTCTACAGCGACGGGACACCCCCGGAGGTCTGCCCCCTGGGCGTGTTCCGGCTGTCCCGGTCCACCGTTGCCGACGAGACTTCGCGCGCCCCGACGATCCAGATCGAGGCGTACGACCGTTCCCGAACGATCGCGCGGGACAAGTTCCAGGTGCCGTACACCATCGCGGCCGGCACCAACGTGCTGCAAGCCATCAAGGACATCGTCCGGCGCACCTTTCCGGCTGTGCAGTACGACTCCATCACCACCCTGCTGACCACTACAGCGCCCCTGCTGTACGACGCCGGCGCGGACCCGTGGGACGCGGTGACGAGGCTCGCCAAGTCCATGGGCTGCGAGATCTACTTCGACGTCGAAGGGCGCCTGGTCGTCGCCCCACCCGACGACATCAACGCCCTGCCGGCCGCCGACTTCACGTACATCGAAGGCCAGGGCTGCATCATGACGGACCTGACCCGCGTGTACTCGGACGAGCCGGGCTACAACGGGGTCATCGTCACGGGCGAGTCGGCGGGGGACGAGAAGCCGCCGGTGCGCGGCGAGGCGTGGGACATGGAGCCGACCTCCCCGACCTACCGGTACGGCGGCTACGGCGAGGTGCCCACCTTCGTCACCGACTCCCTGGTCAAGACCACGGACGAGGCGACCGCGGCAGCCCGAGCCGTCCTTGCCCAGTACCTCGGCTACACCTCGCAGCTCAGCATCTCCGCCGCCGTCAACCCGTCCTTCGAGGCCGGGGACGTCGTGGAGGTCGTCAGGGCCCAGTCCGGCGTCTCCGGCCTGTACGCCCTGGACAGTTTCAACATTCCGCTGCGCAAGGACGGCAAGCAGCAACTCACGCTCAGGCAGAGGCGGGTGAGCAGCGGATGACGACCCCGACTCCACCTACGGCCGAGGAGCTGGCGGCGAAGGCGAAGGCCGAGCAGGACCAGGAGCTCCGGCTGCTCGCCACGGAGATCAACAAGCCGGCCCTGTCCTTCGAGCCGGCCACGATCCGCAAGGCGATCGTGACGGCGATCTCCGCGGCCAGCACCCCGCCGACCATCAGCGTGCAGATGAGCGGCGACACGTCGACCACGATCGACGGCGTCCGGATCGAGGAGACGTACAGCCCACGCATCGGCCACACCGTGCTGATCTTCAAGCAGGGCGCGGACATCATCGCCTTCGGCCACGTCGCAGACCTCACCGGCGTCGGCGCCGGCGGCTGGATCACCGCGGGCCTCACCTCCGGCTGGGCGCACAACGGCAACAACAACGGCACCCTCCAGTACCGCCGGGTCCTGGACAACGGCTCCTGGAAAATGCAGTGGCGCGGCGGCGTAACCGTCGGCTCCGGCGTCCAGGTGCTCGCCACCCCGCTGGACGCCGAGTACCGCCCGGCCAGCCGGCGCACGATGCTCGTACCCCGCGACGCAGCCGGCGGCTCGAACGAGGTGAAGGTCGACTTCAACGGCGACGGCAACGTGACCCTGGTCGGCACCACCACCGCGCCCTACGCCTCCGGTTCCACCAGCAGCGCCGGCAGCTACGGCGGCTACACCAACACCGGCGGCCCCGGCGGCACGGGCAGCACAGACCCTTTCGATGAGACGACCGTCCACCCGGACGGCCACTCGCACGGCGTCGTCGGCTCCCACTCCCACAGCGTCAGCAGCCACGACCACTACTTCAGCTTCGGCAGCCACAGCCACAGCGCCACCGTGAACGTGTCGGTAGACGCTCCCACGTGGGTTGCTTTCAACGTGGAGTACTTCCTATGAGGAGTAAAACCCGCATGACTCGGCGCGGCGCCTTTCTGCTCGCCGTTGGTCTCATACAAATCATCCTAGGTTGGTCGACCGTCGTAGCACCGCCGAACGCCCTTGCGGCGTACGCGGTTGCAGGCTTCATCGGTCCAACCTTCGTCGGAATCGCGCAGATCGCGCTTGGAACTATCGCCGTCGTGAACGCCTTTTGGCCTCCTGGTAAGGACCGAATCGGCTTCATGGCGGCCTTTCCTGCGCCTGCCTTCTGGGCTACGGACGCTGTGATCTCATCCTCCTTCGGATATGTCGCATGGGGGATCGGCATCCGAACCGCCTGTTTCTGGGCCGGCTATGCCGCCCTGATCCTTCTGGCCGCCGGGATGCAGGGAGTTGCGGACATCGCCCGCCTGTCGTCCAGGGAGTGACTGATGGCCGTATCGGAAACTCTCATCACCGCCCTCGGCGGCGGCACGATGACAGGCTTCCTCGCCTACCTCGGCATGCGCTACACCGCGCAGAAGTCAAGCGAGGTGCAGCGCGCATCCGTAGAAGTAGAACAGCGAAAAGTAGACCGCGAGCAGTTCGAAGCGTTCAAGACGGCATACCGCGAAGAACGCCAGCAGGACCAAGAGGAACTGGACCGGCTGGCAAACAAGATCGAGGCTCAAGCAGCCCTTCTTCGCATTGCCGTTCGGCACATTCGCGTACTCAGGTCCGAACTCGCGCAAAACCAGGTCCCCCCTCCGCCGCTGCCGGTGGAGCTGGAAATGGTGGACCTCTTCTGAAAGGCAGTGACATGAGTCGCGGAAAGCATCGTAAGGAAAACACTCCGACCAAGACGGTGCGTCGCGTGGGGACGGTTGTCGCCCTCGGCGGCGCAGCAGTGCTCCCTGGTAGTTTCGCCGCCAGCTCCGCCAGTGCGGCCACCGCCGCCGAGTGGGACAAGACGGCGATGTGCGAGTCCTCCGGCAACTGGGCGATCAACACCGGCAACGGCTACTACGGCGGCGTCCAGTTCGCTCAGTCGACGTGGGTCGCGTACGGCGGGACCGCCTTCGCGCCGCGCGCCGACCTGGCGACGAAGGAGCAGCAGATCCGCGTGGCCGAGCGGGTGCTTCACGAGGGCTGGCAGAACTTCAAGCCGCAGGGCAAGGGGCGCGTGGCCGGTCTGCGGCGTCGGCCTGTCGAACACGCCGTACGGCGGTGTCGCAACCCCGACGCCGGCCCCGAAGCCGACGCCTCCGCCGGCCACTGGCGGCGACACGTACACCGTCAAGGCCGGTGACTACCTGATCAAGATCGCCCGGGAGCTCAACGTGCCCGGCGGCTGGCAGGCCCTCTACGAGGCCAACAAGGCGGTCATCGGAGACAGCCCCGACCGGCTGAAGATCGGTATGGAGCTGAGGGTGCCCGGCGCGGCCTCCAGCGACTCGTACGCCGACGGACTGCCGAAGCCGAACCAGCAGCAGCCGTCCGCGGTGCAACTCCAGGAGGAGCTGAAGCGCGTCGGCTACATGGACAAGGCCGTTCAGACGCACCCCAACTACGGGCCGAAGACCCAGGCCGCCGTCGTGGCCTTCCACGACGAGCACCCCGAGTACGCCCAGGGCGACCGGGACCCGGCCATCGGCCCGAAGGGCTGGGCGCACCTGCGCGACATGTCGACGGGCGGCGCCAGCGAGCAGCAGCCGGCGGACCCGAAGCCGGCCCCGAAGCCGGACGACCCTGCGCCGGCGCCGAGCGCCCGGTTCGTGTCCCCGATCGACGCCAGCGTGAGCCAGCGGTTCGGCAACCCCAGGGCCAGCTACGCCCTCGGCTACCACACCGGCACCGACTTCACCGCGCCGACCGGCACCGTCGTGAAGGCCCCGACCGCCGGTGTCGTCGTCGCCTCGGACGGCTCCTCGTCGTACGGCATCAACGTGCAGCTCCGCCACGCGGACGGCAAGCACACCCTGTACGCCCACCTGTCCGGCAAGAACGTCAGCGTCGGCCAGACCGTCAAGGCCGGCGACGTCATCGGCTACGTCGGCTCCACCGGCAACAGCACCGGCCCGCACCTCCACATGGAGCTGCGCCTGGCGCCCCGTTTCGCGGCCGGCAACTTCCTGGACCCGGTCCAGTGGCTCCGCTCCAACGGAGTAAACATCTAAGGAGAGATCTCGATGTTGGAACCCGCAGATATCGAGCGCAAGCAGTTCACCGCCACCCGCATCCGGGAGGGCTACGACCAGGACGAGGTCGACGCCTTCCTGGACCAGGTGGCGGTCGACTTCGCCGAGAGGGACAAGCAGGTTGACTCCCTCCAGCAGCAGATCCGCCGCCTGAAGCGAGACCTGGACGCTGCCCGGCAGCCGGTCCCGCAGGACCCGGACCAGCCGAGCCTGGAGTCCGTCAAGGCGATCCTCGTCGCCGCGCAGAAGACCGCCGACCAGGCCGTGGCTGATGCACACGCGCAGGCCGGCCAGATCGTCATCGACGCGCGCACCGAGGCCCGGCAGATCGTCTCCGCTTCGCACACGGAGCGGCAGAAGCAGATCGACGCCCTGGAGCAGCGGCGGGTGGAGCTCGCCGCGCTGATCAACGACCTGGGCGACAAGCGCGAAGAGCTCACGAAGTGGCTGAAGGGCGCACTGGAAGCGGTGGAAGCACATGCCTGATCAGGAAGACCAGTACGAGCTGGTGAACGAGGAGCTGCCGGACGACGGTCCGGGGCCCTCGGTCGACAACGAGGAAGAGCTGCTGGCCGAGATGTTCGGTGAGCCGGACGACGGCGGCGTGTACGGAGGGGGTGATGACGATGGGGACTCGTGACGGCATGGTCGCTCAGGCCGAGAAGTCCCTCGGCATGCGCGGCCGGCCGAACGCCATCACCACGGCGTACGCCAACCGCAACGGTTCCGGCTTCGCCCGCGCCGCCTGGTGCAACATGGCGATAACCGAGTGGGCCCGCGGTTCGGACAACTTCCAGGCCGTGTGTTTCGGCGTGGACTACGCCTACACCGTGTGGCACGCGCAGAAGTTCCAGTCGCAGGGTCGCTGGCACCGCGACGTCGCCGGCATTCAGCGAGGGGACATCGTCTTCTTCGACTGGGGCCAGACCGACAACGTCGGCGCCATCGACCATGTCGGCCTGGTAACTGACGTGAAGGGCGGCAGCGTCTACACGATCGAAGGCAACACCTCCGACTCGTGCGCTCGGCGCGTGCGGACCGCTCGGGACATCGCCGGGTACGGCCGGCCGGCCTACGCCGAGCAGTCGGCGCCCCCGGCCCCGAAGCCCACGACCCCGGGCAGCGGCACCACCCACACGCCTCCGGCCTTCCCCGAGGGCCTTCGGCCCAACAGCACCAGCCCCTCGGCCCGCGGCCTCCAGAAGGCGCTGAAGGCCGCCGGCTACATGGACAAGGCCGTTCCGGAGGCCGACAACTACGGGCCGAAGACCCAGGACGGCGTCGCCGCCTTCTACCGGGCCAATGTGGAGCTCTCGTCCGGCGGGCGGGATGTCCAGATCGGCCCGAAGGGGTGGGCGGAGCTGCACCGCGAGGCGTACGGCTCCGGCTCGAAGCCGCCGGCCCCCGCCCCGCCCCCGCCGCCGGCCCCGGCCTCCGGGGAGCCGGCGCACGACTACCGGCGCACCACCTACGGAGGCCGGACCGTCAACCAACGGACCAAGGCGATGCTCGAAGCCGCTGCCAAGATCCACGGCAGCGGCTTCCGGCTTTCCCAGGGGTCCTACAACCGCGGTGTAGCGGCCAGCGCCGGCACCCACGACGGGGGCGGCGTCGTGGACATCGCCTCGTCCAGCCAGGCCCTCGTCAAGGCCCTGCGCCAGGTCGGCTTCGCCGCGTGGGTGCGGACCCCCGCGGAGGGCTTCTCGTACCACATACACGCCTGCGCCATCGGTGACCGCGAGATGGCCGCCGGCGCCCGCAACCAGGTCCGCGCCTACTTCCAGGGGCGCAACGGCCTGGCCAACAACCGTGCGGACAGCGCTCCCGCGTCCGTCGGCCGGCCCTACCCCACCTGGGCCGAGAAGTACCGGTAAGGAGACAGATCATGATCAAGGTCGGATACATGGCCAAGGCCGTCGTCGCAGCCTTCGCTGCCGCGGCCGGCACCCTGGTCGCCGTCACGCAGGACGGCATGGTCGACACAGGCGACGTCGTCACCGTCGTGCTGTCCGTGCTCGGAGCCCTGGGCGTCACGTACGCCGTCCCGAACAAGGGCTGACCTAGGGGGTGATCCCGGTCTCGCGCCGGGTAGCGCCCGGCAAACTGCGCCCCTCTCTGCCAACTCGGCGGAGAGGGGCGCTTTTTTGCATTTCAGGGGATGACGAAGCCTCGCGTGGGCCCCTGGGGAGGAATGGGGTCCCACCTTCGGGCGAGGGCGGCCAGGGTCTTCGCGGTGATGTCCTGGCGCGTGGCCGGATCAGCCCTGTCGTACACCCTCCAAGGGCCAGTCGGCTTCTCTGGGTCCTCCGGGGCGACCACTCCGGGAAGGCCCAGTTGTCGCATGACGGCGTCCACGTTCCTGGCCTCGTCCGCGTTCATGCGGACACCCTACTTCTTGCTGCCGCCACCCCCACCGCCGCCGCCACCGCCACCGTGCGTGGCGCAGTTTCCGGGCCGGATGGGACCGCACCCTCCGGGCATCGGGGTGTGCATGCTCGCGGTCCCCACGTCGACCAGGGATCGGTTCGGCTCCATCCACAGGTCGGCGTCCACGTTGAGCCCCGCCTGTTCGATCGTGGCCACCGTGCGGGTGAGGACGTGGGGGTCGTCCCGCCCGGTGTCGGGGCGCTCGGGGAAGTGGTGTACGAAATGCCCCAGGCCCTCGCACAGCTTCTCGTACAGCCGCGTGTGGAGCACCAGGGCGTGCCAGCCCTCGTCCACCGCGTTCGAGGGGGCGATGTCCACCGTGGGGAACTTCGCCGCGGTGACCACGAACTTGAGCGCTTCGGTCACGACTCGGTCGGCCGTGTCCCGGTCCATGCCAGGGTTGTTGTCCACAACCGTGGCGGCGACGCCCTCAAACCCTGCCGGGGTGAGCAAGGCGCGTACATCTTGCATGTGCGTTCCTCCCTGGCCATGCTTGGCCATTCGCGAGTAGGGCAGCCCGGAGGTATCCCCAGGCTGTCGTGCACTTGCGGGGGCGGGGAGCTGTGGACCCGTCCGGCCGGCGACCGTCCCCATGACGAAGGAACCGGCCGGACGGGTTGCATCGACAGGGGGTTGTCGATGCGGCCTCGCTGGGCCTCTACGGGGGAGCCTGTGGGCTCAGCGAGGAGTTGTGGGGTTGAGCGAGTAGGCGCGTACGCCGGCGGCCTTGCCTTCGTGGGTCACCGGCCGCCAGACGTAAATCGGGCAGTCGAAGGTGAAGGGCGGATGGGCGATGAAGCGCAGCGTCGTCATCCCGTTCCTGGCCTCCGTGGACTGGACCGGGTAGTACAGGCCGTCGAATTCGACGAGGTCCCCGATGCGAACCTCCCACGGTTGGGCCCTGAGGGTTGCGTGTCCCAGCGGTCCGTAGGTCACCCCGCGGCCCTCCGCTCCGCGTCCTTGGCGGAGAAGTGCTGCTGGTAGTCCCGGGCTCTGGCCCTGGAGCGAATCCAGGCGCTGAACTCGGTGGCGTCGGCCGTCCGCAGGATGACCTGGACGGTGCCGGACCCGTTGACGATCTCCCCCGGGAACACGGTCGCGGTGCGCAGGTTCATGACGCTGAGGGCGTGCCTTATGTCATCGCTGGCCGCCCTCGCGGCGGCTTGCACGTACTGTTTAGACTCCGCTTCCGTCACACCCTGCCTCCTCGCCTCCTTCGGGAGGGGGAGCCTCCCGGTGCCAGAAACCATGGGGCCTGACAGACGGTCTGGCATAGTGTCATTTCCAGTGCCAAGTTCCGCGGCGCGCCTGGCAAGTTGGACGGGCATCACCATCAGGGGCATCCTTGATACATGCCGGGTGAGTCCAGAATCGGAACCCTAATCAACGACCTGCGGAAGGCGCGCGGCTGGTCGCAGAGGCGTCTTGCCGACGAGATCAACAACGCCTTCGGGACGAACCTCACCTCGCAGTACGTCAATAAGTGGATCAACGGCAAGGTCAAGCCGAGGGGCGCGCACCTGCGCCACCTGTCGGCGGTTCTGGACGTGCCGCTAGCCGTACTTGAGGGTGAAGTGAGACGCCGCACCTTTCTGACCGACGTGGCAGGGGCAGCCATAGCGCCCGTGGTGGCCTCCGACCTGCTGTCCGCCGGCTTCACCGCGAGGCTGCAAGGTGGGCCGACCACCGAAGCTTGGGAAGCCAAGCTGGCCACATACGGGACCGACTACATGTCCCTGGGCGCGGCGGACATCCAGCGTCGGGTGGCGGGGGAACTGGTGGTTGTGCAGCAGCAGCTCGACTCGCCCCGCCTCTGGTCGGTCGCAAGCCGGCTGATGACCCTGTACGCCAAGACCTTCCCGGGAGCGGACGGCGCGAAGGCCGCCCACTGGTACAAGCTGGCGGCCCAGTCGGCAGACCAGTCAGCGGACGACGACGCGCGGGTGTGGGTCCGGGGCCGGGCCGCCATCGCTCTCGGCTACGAGGGCGCCTCCCTGGGGCTGGCGGACGTCCTCGCAGACCAGGCGATGGCGATCAGCAGCAAGCCCTCCCTGGGCCTGGTCAACGCCGTCATGGGCAAGGCTCACGCTGCCGCCCTGCGCGGCGATCATGACGCAGCCCTCACGCTGGCTGAGGAGGGGCGGCGGATCTTCGACAAGGCCGGCTCGTACGAGCAGACGTCCGACTACGCGGTTCCGTGGTGGCGCATGAACGTGTTCCTGTCCCTCCTCTACGCCCGTCTGGGCGATGAGAAGGCGGCCGTGGATGCTCAGGAGCAGGCGCAGCGAGAGCTTCCTGCGACGCTGCCCCGCTTCGCCACCCATCTGGAGCTGCACCGCGGGCTGATGCTGGCGCGCAGCGGCGACAAGCCGGCGGGGATGGCGTACGCCAAGGCCGCCATGGACGCGCTGCCGCCGGAGAAGCACAGCCTCACCCTGCGGATGCTGATGGCTGAGGTCGACGCCTCCTGATAGCGTCGCCACTGTCCCCGGACGGCCCGCAGTACACGGACGGGGACGCAGCAGGGCCCCTCTCCAGCTCCCTTGGAGAGGGGCCCTCTGCTGTGCCTCAGGCTGGCCGGCGGCGGGCCAGCCGGTAGACGCCGTAGGTGATCCCGAAGATGACGTCCACGAACGCCCAGAGGGCGATGATCAGGCCGGCGCCGATGGCCGTGCCCACGTCGTTGCCTTCCTCGCATGACCGGAGCAGGTCGCCGGTCAGGCCGCGGCAGTCATCGGCGCTCCCACTGCTGGCCGTGTTCACGCCGACGATCAGCCAGATGAGGAAGATCACCTGGACCAGGATGAACACCACCAGGAACACCGGTCGCTTCTTCTTTGTCATTACCAACCTCTCCTTTCTTTGCAGCCGAGGAGTGCATAGCCCTCCCGTATGGCCACGAACGTAGCTTTGCGTTCCCGCAGTTGCTCCGCGGTGAGACCGGCGGGAACATCATCCTCGGTCTTGAGGAGCTGCTTGTAGTAGGGGCAGATGACTTGGTCTCCGACTCTCTGCTGCATGTCCTCCAGACGGTCCGAGTTCTTGAGGACGCCCAGACCCGTCACGGCTATGACGATGGTCAAGACGGCGTTGAGCGCGAAGCTCACGATCAAGCCCGTAACCAGCATGCGCTGGCGTCGTTGCCTCTCTTGGATCTCGGAAACCTGGAGGCCGGACGACTTCGCCACGGCCCCCATGGCTGCTATCAGTTGGTCAGCTTTGGCGCTCAGCTCTGCGCAGTCACGGTCGTCGTTCATTGGTCGCTGTCTTTCACCTCAAGTAGGGCGAGTAGTTTCTGAGTTGCTTGATCAATTCTGTGCAGGGCTTCTTGCATCTGCCCGTCCGGGGCGTTCGCGTAGTTGTCGCGCTCGCTCAGCGCCTCCAGCGCTGCCAGCAATGCCTCCCGATCGCGTTTGCGGCTGATCTTCTTGGAAACCAAATCTGCAATGGACTCCCGCTCCACGGCGGCGAGTTCGGTGTCATCGGGTGGTGGGAGGGGCGGGACGCGAGCGATCTCCTCCGAGATCAGTCCTGCCGTCACCGCGAGCCGCAGCGGGTCCACGTCGAGAAATTTCGCCAATTTCTCACACGCCTCCTCTCCAGGGAGGAGCGTGCCGTTTCGCCACTTGCTCACTGCGGAGTTATCGACCCCTGTGGCTTCTGCGATCTCAACCCCGGTCAAGCCGCGGGTGAGCATGATCAATTTAAGCCACTGCCCGAAGCGCTTCTTATCTCTGCTCCGTCGAGTCATTCGTAGCCCTCTCCACGAGGGTTTGGGTTCGTCTGTCCAGTACGCACCAGATTGCCGCTTAGGTCAACCTTCATGCGCTTGTCAACCCCCCGCCGATCGGCAAGGAGCCCCCCGGCCTGGGCGGACGGGTCAAAAGAATCTTGAAATTTTTCGCAGGAAGGTATTGCCCAGTGGTCAATGTGGTGGCATGTTTGACCTAACGGACAGACCGGGTCAAACCGGACAAGTTCCCCAAGGCAACACTTGAGTCGAAGACAGTCACCCGGAGCCAGGTCCGGGAAGGTGTGGCAGGTAGCTAAGTCATCTGTGGGTAGCGTCGGCGTTCCCGACGTGAGAGGTGGATGAGCGAACCTAACCGATTCGTCCCTTAAGGCGTTCCGCCTAGCCGCACCGGCTCCGCAAACGTCACAGGGCGCGGGTAGTTACAGAACACAACCAAATACATGGGAAGCCCCCGGTCGCTGCATGCGTCCGGGGGCAAATCCCTGCTATCGAATCTTGCGACCTGGCAGCGACACGACGTTGCCGGCCGCCGCAGAGATGAACCTCCGGCCCCGGAGGGACGCATCCCTTGCCCGCCGCTCTGCATCCAGCCCCAGGTACGTTTCAGTCGTCTTGGAGTTCAGATGCCCCAGGAGTGCGGACACTTGGCGAAGCGCGTGGTCGTACGACACGTCGTTCCGCAGCATGTCGAAGTAGATCCGAGCTACTGAGCGCCGAATGACGTGCCACCGCTCGCGCGGTTGGACGCTGATCCCGCACTCGCTGTAGAGATCGCTTAGATGCCTGCTGGCCCAGGCGTAGTCGCAAGGCCGCGAGGTGTCCGGCACCCACCCCAGCACTCCCCCGTCGTTGGCATGTTGCCAGCCCGGGAAAAGGTAAGCGCTTCCGGACTGGAGCGTCGCCCCCGTTTCTGCTGTGTACCACCGAAGGTATCGGCGGAGCTCTTCTTCAAGATCAAGCGTGATGGGCATCGCATCGAATCGACCCGTCTTCTTGACCCACACGTAGAGGTCCCCCGCGTTCAGATTCACGTCCATGACTTGGATCTTGCATATATCCGAGACGCGCAACGCGGTACCTATGGCCACCGCCACCATTCCCCGCAAGACGGGGTGATCGGCTCGACCGAGCAGTTGGATCAGTTCGGCTTCGTTCAGCCGCGTGGGATTCCACTCCGGCTTCGGCCCGCTCGCCTTGAACGGCGGCTGCGGTACCACCGTGACCGTCTTCGTCCATCCCCGCCCCTGGCCGTACGCGAAGAACGAGCGCAGCGCCGCACGATACGAGACGCCGGTCTTGGCAGCTCGACCCAGCAAGATCCCATCCTCCCCGTACAGGAAGTCGTAGAGATCGCTGGTCTTGATGCCGGCGAAGTGCCGGTTCGGATACTGCCTCTCCAGGCGTTTGACGATCTGGCCGTACTGCTCCTGCGTACGGAACGGTACCTTCGCCGCCCGCATCGCTTCCTGGTACGACAGCCGAGCTTCCTGAAGCGTCAAACCCACGACGCCCACCTCCACCTACGTCAGCAGGCTACGCCCCCCGAAAGGGCATAACCAAGCCTTAGTGGATATGGGTCGCAAAATGGACATATCTCCACTAAGGGCATCAATTGAAGTTGATCGACATGGGCCGCTCGGGCAGGTAGCGGGCGTCATGCGTGCCGAAGAGCTGCCCGTCGACGTGGTAGGTGATGGCGCGGTCGTCGATGGTGACGACGAGGTCGTGCCAGCCGGCATAGCCGGCGCGTACCTCGCTGTGCTGGTTGACCGCCTCCCAGGGGTCGGGCCGGTAGGTCTCCCAGGAGGTGGTGTAGAGGATGTTGCCGGGCTCGCCCCAGCCGCCGTTGGGCAGGTACTCGAAGTCGTACTCGGCGTAGTCGTCGGCCATCGGGGCCTTGAGGTCGTTGATGGTGAAGAAGGTCTGCACGATCCGGTCGCCGTCCGGGCCGTACGCGGGGGCGTCGGAGAACCTCACCCGGGCCGCGTAGGTGCCGTTCTTGAACTTGCGGGCGCGGGTGAGGACTTCGGTGTGCTCGGTGGACTCGCCGGTGCCGGCGGTGGAGGTCTCCAGGTTCATCACGGTGTTGCCGCCGGCGGTGGCGAAGGTGACGTTCTCCGGGGCCCAGCGGGCGCCGGGCACGCCGGGGCCGCCGGAGTCGGAGCGCACCGACCAGCCGCGGGCGGCGATCCGCGGGTCGGTGTGGGCGGTGTAGGAGAAGTCGTCGAACAGGGCGGTGCCGGCGCCGGGCGGGGGTGTGGGGTCGGT